ATCGTCAAGACCGCCCTTTTCAGCAGTTTTGTCCCAACCGTACTTTTGTTTAAATTGTTCGTCGTCTAAACTTTTTTGATCTGTTTTATATTGATTTTTTGCTGTAGGGTTTGGTTTTTTGACTGGATTATTTTGTTTTTTCACAACTTCATGAGACATTTTTTTAATAGTCTCGTCTGGTAAGTGTTTAAATTTTTTCAGAGCTCTGAGTGCTTTAAACGCAGCAGCAGCAGTTCCGTAAAGAAGAGGATTTTCTTCTAAAGATTCTGTCTCGCCCGAAGCCGCTTTTTTCATGATATCAGCCGCTTCTTGATGGGAGTATGCTTTAGCAATAGGTTCTGATGACTTAATAGTCTTTTCAAGATCCCACTTCATACTATCGTCCCAATCACTAAACTCATCTGGAGTTTTGTAGACCCAATGATTGCCTTCTCCTCGAACTGCTGATTGCTTCTTATGCCAAATAGTGTATCCATTTGAATACGGAGTAATTTCGTCTGCCCCCCAACCTTCAAATAACTGACTTATCTTCATTGCTCAAAGTCTCCGATTTCTTCATCGTCTTTAGAAGGAACAGGATCCCTAACTTTATCTAATACGTCAGGACGCTTAGAAGCAGCCTTCATAATTTTTTCAATTAAACTCATAGGACAGCCACAACGTTTTTCTAATTCCTGTGCGCTCTGTGCCCCACCTGGACCGCCAAACATAGTAAGCTCGTTGCCAACAGTAGAAACTAAGTTAGATGTTTTATCGTCTTTGATGCTAATAGACATATCCATTACTTTGCGTCCGATTTCAGCAAGTTTTTTAGCACCTGGATGATCGTAGTTGACTTCGTCCACTGTATCTTCCGTTTTCTTTTTCTTTCCTTTGCCCCAACTTTCAAATTGTTGATTGCTCATAAAATCAGTTGCTTTCATATTATTTTCCTATGCGTTCTTTTACAATACCGATTGCTTCTTTTACATCTGCTGATGTAATTATATATCTTGATTGACCTTTTGGTTTTAAATCTTTACCTACAATTAGTTTCAACCATTTTGCTATTTTATCGTAATCATTTGTTTTCATAATCTTGTCTGCGATCATATCTATGATTACACCACGAACGGTGCTTGTTGGAATTACGAGTCCACCATCTTCGTTAGTTTCACTGTTGGTCATAGAAACATTTCTTCCGGTTGGCTTCGGTAAGCGTCCTTTATCAAATGCGTGAAAATATTCAGGATCCTTATCTGGTCCAACTCCCCTCCATGCAGTTGCAATGTCTGTTGCTGACGGATTTGTATTTCCTTTCTTTACAAGATCTGCGTGTTTTGCTTTAAATGCTGCGATACTCATATCTTTGTAATCTTTATCAAATTCAGGACCACTTAAAGAGCCTGCTGAACCATAATCAAACTTTGGATCGTAATCGGAAATTTTGCCTTTGTTTCTTCCGTGTTTAGCAAAATCTTTAGCCTGTTGAGAAAACTTATCTAAGTAATTTTGATTAACACCTTTAAATAACTCTGGATGTCTTTTCCTTAAGTCATTAAGTGTTTTGCCTGTTAATTGTACAGGACCGTATGCAGTTGATCCTACAGATTTTTTATCGTTCGGATCAACACCTTTAGTTCGAATAAAATGTGCTCTTCCGTCTTTGCCGGGTTTTATGCCTCTAAACTCAGCACTGTTAATACCTTTATATATAGAATCCCAATCAACATCATTCTTTTCAGAAAGAACGTATGCTAATTTATTTGAAAAGCGTTCTTCAATGTCTCGTTTCTCTTCAATACCCATACCATTACGTACAGCATTGTACAAATCTTTCGCAGCCTCGCCAGCACCGGTTGTTTGAACAAACTCTTCAAAGTTTCCAGATGCTGCCGCTGCTCTTGCACCTGATGCACTAATACCAGATACACCGCCACCACCATCTTCTCTTTCTCCGCTTGATACAAAGTCTAATGTTTCAAATTTATAAGTAGTAGCAAGTGGGCCTTTCTTACCTTCTGTTTTGCCATTGTATGCTTCGAGCATTTTTTTCATATCGTCTATACGATCGCTTCCTGCTACAAAAGTAGCATGGTCATACCCATTGTTGTTTAGGTACTCTGCAATTTTAGGTAATGTGTTTAGTGTAGGTTCTTCTATAATGTCTTTTGAATATTCAGGAAATAGTTTACGCATGAAACTAATTTTTTCTGAATAACTAAGTGGGTTCTTTTTAGGATCTTGGCTTTGGCTTACAAATATACGCATCTCACCGCCCACTGATTTCATTGTGTCTAATAGTTTTTTATGACCAATCGTAGGAGGATTCATTCTGCCAAAGCAGAATGTTACGTGTTTTGCTTCTTCTTCAAATAGATGCCTAATCTTCATAGTCGCCGTTCTTTATATGTTTGTTTTGTTCTTCTGCAAAGGTTTTGGCTAATCCAATAATATCGCCTTTAGAAATCTTGCTTTCAATCTCTTCAACGTTGAATTTATTTGTGTAGACTTCTTTACAAGACATAATGGGTTTAATGTATAACTTATACGCATCATGATGATCGCCCATTTGTTTATGTTTTTTAATTGCAGGAAATAAAGATTGAGAAAGCATTTCACTATCATTATCAATAAAGTACTTTAGATCTTCAACCCAATTGATATCTTGTTCTTTTTCTTTTGGTGCGCCGATAGGGGAAAATAATTCTTTTAATAACATATTACCAGTTCCTACAACTCCAATAACGTGCCTTGTGTCTTGGTCCAGGTTTGGAACAATTATGACGAGCACGGAATGATGCTCTACGTTTAGGATTAGATTTTTTAATACGCATTTTCTTGTCGCCAAAGTTTACTTTGACAACATTACCTTTAGGATTCTTTACGTAAACTTTGTACTTCTTTACGTCACCTGCCATTTTCTTTCCGAGTTGAACTTTTCTTCCTTGGTATTCTGCTTCGTCTACTTCGTTATCGTCTTTTTTGGGTTTCTCTATTTTAGGACCTTTTGGTTCGTATACAATCTTCTGACCTTTAGCATTAGATGTACCCTGTCCGGTTGTACGTAATACAAAGTCAGACATTTTGCTTAACAGGTCGTTATCGGATTTTTCTTCTGTGCTTTCATCGCTACGTTTTTCGCCTTCCGTATATGCGTGTAGCATTTTAACAGTTTCATGCACTCCAGAAATTTTATTTTGGAACCATTCTGGAAACGTTCCACCCATATTTACAAATTCTTCAATTTCATCGACTGCGTATTTGATAAATGCAACTTGATTGTCAAGCATATCTGCTTCACGTGGATTTGCTGGTTCGTCTTCTTCTTTAACACAACTACCTTCTTCGCCACGTTTCTTGCCAGGTACTTTTTTGTACCCTTTCCAGCACTTGTCATAGACTTTGCTGTTACCGTGTGCTTCTACTAATTCGCCCTCAAGAAACTTAACACCATTTTGTGTAAGATACTCTAAGGCTTCCTCATCTAAGTCAATGACTATGCCATCCTCAACGAGGTCTGTGATTGTTGTGCCGATTTCAAAGTCTTCGGACAGACTGATACCAAACTCATCACCAATTTGAAAAGAAGAATCTTCATCAATGGTTGATAGAATATCTAAAAGGTCACGCATAATAGTACAATCCTAAATATTATACTATATTTATGCCAAAAGTAAAGTTAGTAATTATAACGGATTTCAGTAATAGAGCCAGCGTGTAGGTTGTGTGCAGCACGAATCCACACAAATTTGCCGGTAAATGTACAACTAAAGTTGTTAATAGGGTCCCCTGAGTTTGCCTCAGTGTCTATAATATCAATCCAATCCTCATCTCCAGGATAAGTTGCTAAAGTTCCTTGAATTTTAACAGTACCTACGAACCCGTTTAAATCGTAGACAGCGGTATGCACACCATCATTGTTTTTGTGATAGCCCGCACCTTTTTTCTTATCACCGTAAGAGAACGATGAATCTGAAACAATCGTAGTGATATTTGATAATAAGATTTCAGTTGCCATACTATATTTATGCTATTTCAAATTTATATACTGAACCAACAACATCAGCATTTCTCATTTTCATAAGCATAAGTGTTCCTTCGTCTTCTACAAGAACGTAGCGACGGTCCCAGGAAACCGTTGTATTGATGAACCAGTTTTTTACAGAATCTGTCATTTTAATTCTTTGATCTTGCATCTCAACCCAGTTAACGAATGATTGGCGATCGGAACGATCGGCAATTTTGTGAGGATACAGATATGCTTTGAACTGATATCTGTTATGCGGTAATTTTTTACCTACGATAGTTTTACCATTTCTTTCATTTAATCGATCTATTGTTTTTTCGTCTGGAGCAAATCTATGTACAATGATTTTTTCAAATTTAGAAGAAAACTGTTCAAACATTTCTTTGTTATTGGTGTATAGGTCAAAGTAATTATTTTCAATTCGTCTGGTCCACTGGTCGCTGCTCCAATCCTGTAGAAATGTTACTATGTCTTTTATTTCGCTTCTCGACATCCATGCCTTTTCTTTCCAGTAGTTATACGAAGAATTACCCGGTTGTCGAGTATTACTGTTGCAAAATTTAAGTATCTGAGGCTCAGTCCACTGGCGCATAAGTCCTGCGCCGTGAACTTTTAATGTCACTTTATACAACCATTTGTTGTAAAATTTACGACTCGTCGTCTGTGGTGTCGTTAGCAATTTTCTCTTCCTTTATCGCTGCCTTCATAGCCTTTCTCTCTTCTTTGGTTAATGGTTTAGGCATCTCAGTGACAGCAAACGAAAGTTCGTCGTCTACAATAGAAACATCAACACGTCCGCCGTCAATTAAGTCACCAAACAGAACTCTGCGTGAGAGCGGCGATTTAATTTTCTCGTCAATTAATCGTGCTAACGGGCGAGCACCCATCTTCTTGTTGTACCCGTGTTTTGCTAACCACTTAATTGTATCTTGATCTGGAATGATTTCGATATTCTTATCTTTAAGTTGATCATTGAGTTCGCCAATAAATTTACCTACAATGTTTTGTACAACATCCTGAGAAAGTTTATCGAACTTAATAATAGCATCAAGTCTATTACGGAACTCTGGCGGGAAGAATTTCTTAATTGCTTTATCGTCCTCTCCGGTGCGTTCAAGGTCACCAAATCCAATAGTGTTAAGTTCATTGTCAGCAGCACCTAAGTTAGATGTCATAATAAGGATACAGTTACGAGCGTCTGCTTGCTTGCCGTTGCCTCCTGTAACAAAGCCGTTATCCATCAATCCTAACAAAATATTTGAAACGTCTTTGTGCGACTTTTCAATTTCGTCAAGTAGCAATACAGCATTAGGATGTTCTTGCAGTTTAGTAATAAGTTGACCAGCGTCATCTTCATAACCTACATAGCCCGGAGGAGCACCAATTAGTCTTGCTACACTATGTTTCTCTTGATACTCTGACATATCAAATCGTAACAACTCTAAACCCATTTTATCTGCAAGTTGTTTAGCAGTTTCTGTTTTACCACATCCTGTGGGCCCTAAGAATAAAAATGTACCAACAGGTTTATTAGGAGCCTTCATGCCTGACTGTGATACAAAAATTTTATCTAAAATGTTATCAACTGCGTGATCTTGTCCGTATACTGCTTGTTTTAGATTTTCTTCTAACTTTTCAAGTTTTTGTGTTTCTTTTTCTGCAACAGTTTCTACAGGCATATTAACCATTTTAGAAAGTTCAAAACTAATCTGTTCTACGTCAACAATTTGTTGTACGCCTTCCATAGTTTCGTCGTCGGTTAATTTATAACGGGCTGACGCACAGTCAATAATATCAATTGCTTTGTCTGGCAATTTCTTGTCAGCCATGTATTTGATAGAAAGTTTTACAGCCTGTTCTACCGCAGCATTTGTAATTTTTACACCATGATGTTTTTCGTAATACTTTCGGATACCTTTAATAATTTTAACAGTTAATTCTTTGCTTGGTTCGTCAATGGTAACACGCTGGAATCGACGCATAAGTGCTCTATCGCTTTCAAAGTATTTGCGATATTCTTCCCAAGTAGTAGATGCAATTAATTTAATTTTACCCTTAGTAAGAGCAGGCTTTAGCATATTAGCCATGTCATTTGACTTGTCACTGCCGCCAGCGCCTGCGCCATTCATCATATGTGCTTCGTCGATGAACAAGATAACTTTTCCTTTGCGCTCCAGTGCGCCGAGGATCGCTTTCATTCTTTCTTCAAAATCGCCTCTATACTTAGACCCAGCAACAACCGAGCTAACATCTAAACTAATAACAGTATGGTCTTGAATAAACTTAGGTACTTTCTTCTGTAGGATTTTAAGTGCAAGACCTTCTGCAATAGCAGTTTTACCTACACCCGGATCACCTACCATTAGTACATTACATTTATTGCGTCGTGCAAGTACAAGTTCAATTTCTTCTAATTCATTATCTCGTCCAATAACAGGATCAATTTCACGTTGTTTTGCTTTTACTGATAGGTTGGTGCAAAATTTATTAATGATCTTATCAACCTGACTTTGATTTAGATTTGCAGGAAGAGTGTCGTCTGCATCTACTTCTGGATCACCTTCGATAACTTGCTGGAAGTGTGCAGCAAATTTTTCTTTAGAAACACCACCTTTGGTTAAGAAGTAATATGCGAAACTATTCTTTTCTGATAGAACACTAATCAATACATCAGCAATTTCCATCTTTGAACGACCGCTAAACAAAACTTGTGTAAAACATCTATTCAATACACGTTCTACAGCATTTGTTTTTGTAGGTTTAAAATTCTCTTCGTCGGTTATAATATCGTTAAGATTATTTCTTAGATAATGGTCAATGTTTTGCCTGATATATTCAACATCGGCGCCGTATTCTTTTAGAGCGTTGTATGCTTCGTTATGACTCACAATACTATGAACAATATGTTCTATTGTGATGTGTTCGTGCTTTAACTCTTTTGCTGTTTCAACAGCGTGATCGAAGCAGGCTTGTAGTGATGTACTTGGTTCTATCATTAAGTATTCCTCATTTATTTTTATATATTGTACTATTTTATATTTAAAAAGTCAATATAGTATGCTGCCAATTAAAGGCTATCTTTTAAATTCTTGATAATTCTTTTTTGTTCTTCTGTTAGGTTCTTTGGAACAGACGTTTTAATTTTTATCAAAAGGTTACCACGTTTTCCTGATCGAACATTTGGGATTCCTTCTCCTGTAACACGTAATACAGTTCCGGGCTGACATCCAGCAGGTATACTGATATTTAAACTTCGTCTGTCAACAGTTAAAATATCTATGCTACTACCTAAGATGCAATCCCAAATGCTAACTTCTCTTTCAGAGAATAGATCATTTCCTGTGCGTTTGTACAGTGGATGCGGCGCGACTCTAATGTTAACAATTAAATCTCCTGGCGGAACGTTAGGTATAGTGTCGTCGCCCATGCCTCTATACCGTATGTGTTGTCCGTCATCGATTCCTTTTGGAATATCAATTGTTACTAATTTTCTCTTGTTGCCAGGCATTGATACTTCAGCGTGAACTTGCTTACCAAATATTAAATCTTCTAAGGTAACGGTTACTACAATGTTAACACTTTTGTTTCGTGCTTGTCTGCGGCCAAACCCAAACCCTCCAAAAATGTCATCAAAATTGCCTGAGTTAAAATGAAACTCAAACGGATCTCCGCCGTGCCCGTTTCCTCCAAACCCGCCTTGCTGATTCGGATTGCCGCCCATATCATATATTTGTTTTTTCTGTGGATCGCTTAGAGTATCGTATGCTTCGTTAACTTTTTTGAATTGCGCCTCATCACCGCCGCGATCGGGGTGATACTTCATAGAAGCCTTACGATACGCTTTTTTAATCTCGTCTGCTGTGGCGCCTTTATTAACGCCAAGTAAAGAATAATAGTCCATACAAATACTTATCTGTATGAACTATTAGATAATGTTATAAGTGATTACTTCTTCTTGTCTGTGTATGCGTTAGCACCAAAGTATGCTGCTACCAATGCAGAAATTGCAACAAAATAAGTAGGTGCAATGTCGCCAATAATGTTAGCGGCTTTTTCTTGCCCCATTAATGAGGTTATAAGAATTGCTAACGGGTATAGTAACATACCTAATAATGCAAACCAAGTCATCATACGCATCGCGTCGCGACGTGCATCTGCATCTTCGAGTTCTTTACGTTTGAACTCTAAGTACATTTCTTTTTCTTCGTCGGATACTACTCCGTCGCCATTTGTGTCTGCAGGATGAAACCCTGCTTTTTTGATCTCTTCGTCTGCCATTTATTTCGCTCCTTAAATAACAACTACTATTATTTATTCAGTTTTGGGCTCCTCCACAGGCTCGTAATAGTCTTTGTATTGCTTGATGATTTCTTGCTGTTGAATAATATATGCTCTAATATGAGCAAAGTTTTTAGCAAGGTATTGGAAGTCTTCGTCGCTTAAACCAAACACAGCAGGGTCTTTGCCTTCTTTTTCCATCTTAGCAAATACTTCATCTGCGTTTTTACTTGTGATAACAAGCCATTGTAGGTCTTCCATTTTAGGTGTATCTGGAAGTGCTAAGTTAAGCGGAGTGCGTTTTACTTCAGTTTTGAAGATTTCAAGTTCGGAGATAGTAGAACAACCTGAAAGGAATAATAATGATAGTGCTACAATAATAACCTTATTCATTGTTATACGCCTTATATGATGGATTTGCTAAACTTGGGCATTCTGTGTTGATTTCACTTTTCTTTGTAGCAGTTTTTTCCTTTTCTGTTAAAGGACTGCCCATAGCAATCTCTACACAACGCATAGCATTTTTACTACCACCTGTAATAATACGTTGGATGGAATCTGGTCTCTTGACTGCTAAGTTGCCAATGTCTCTACCGTCCTTGTTGAAACGTTTATCTAAAAATTCAAACTCTTTTTTGAGTGTGCTGTTTAATGCTCTTAGTTCATCGTTAGCCGCAGTGATTGCTTTGAAGTCTTTCATTTGCTGTTCAATGACTGCTTTCTGTTCAGCAATGCCATTTTCAAGTTTAGCATTGTTTGCCTTAAGCACTTCATTGTCTGCTTTGAGTTTATATATGTAGGCAGCCCCGCCTGTAAGGCCACCTAACATAACAACAATCATTACAATTCTAACTGAACTAAACATTAACTCATCTCAATTGCGGTTTCTGCTGTCTCTTCATTGCGTCGGGTCCAACCTCTACCAAATGTTTCAAAAGTACTTAGCGATTCGTAAAACGCTTGACGTACTTCTTGATAGTTGCGAATAGTTTGTTCAACACCGTGTTCGTCGATGTATTCGCCTAAGATGCGTAATGTGTTAGGACCAATACCGCCGTCAGCAACAGTACCAATCATAGACTGTAGTTTCTTAGCAGCACGACCTGTACCACTGTTAACTGCCCAGTCAAAAACTGCTAAGTCTAAGCCACTTGGAAGATCGTCGCCCTTTACTCGATCCCAATAATTTTTCTTGTAGATTGGCGCCACATCTTCTTCTGTTAAATCACGCATATCTTTAGTACCACCCCATTCTTCGTATACACGTTTAGTTACACCCAGGTTAGTTTCGCCGCCTGGGTCTTTAGGATGATTTACATAACCGCCTTCGTGATGAAGGATGATCGCTAAACAGCGATCGAAGTTTTCTTGTGCCATTTTGTTATACCCTCTTTAATAGCATGGCGCGATCTCCATTTACAAACATGAAGTTCTCGCCGAGTTTGTCAATGCTGTAGTCGCCTAACACCTTTGTTAACCAAAACACTTCACTGACAGAATTATGATCTACAGTTGTTGTATCTTCAGTATTTTCTAATATAGACTGCGGATCATCTTCACTAACCATTTCGAGCTGTACTGTCACTCCAAATGGTTTACGAATAGTAATTATATTTCCGTCTAACGTTAGATCATCCATTAACGTTTTAGTAAAGAACGACTTAACATTTTCTGTTTTTACTTTATTAACTGCCTCGTTATAGGCTAATTTGTTTGACGGAATAACCTCCCGAAGGTTGTCTCCAGACGCTTCGTAGGTTCTGTTTCCTTTATAGTACTTGAATTCCCAATCGTGTATGCCTGTGAGTTTAGACAACCCGTATGTTAATTCTTCAATGTTTTCTGCAATATTTTCATTTCGTTCGATCTCAACAAAAATAGCATACTCGCCTTTGTCATTTTCACCAGCACTAACGTCTGCATCTAAGACAAAAGGATAACCTTTCTCTACAAATTCCATCATATCTCTTGCAGGATATCTATCTTTTGCTTGGAATGTTAATACGCATACATCTTGATCTTCACCCATCTTAGAACGAAATGTATCAACTTCGAACATAGGGTAAATGTTATCTTTAAGATCGTCTGCTCTTAGACCTTCATTAAGCGGCTGGTTGCTCATCTGCGCCTCCTTCTGCTGCTGCTTGTAGTTCTGATGCTTGATCAAGTTGCTGCGGATTAACAGCAACTGATGTAAGAATATCTTCAACTTTATTTTTATCTAATTCATTGTATCCTCGCTGAATATTTTGAATTAAACGTTTTGGCATTTGAATCTTAACCATCCAGACATCTTCAACATCGATCTTGCCTTTCTTAGTACCTGGACGAATATCATCCGGAGTTTTAATCTTCCTAACTTTAGCAAGTGTCTGTTCAGCGTATTGTACTTTGCAATTATATTCAAGCAACCGCTGACCGCCCTTTGGCTCAGGCATCTTGTCTTTTGGCCACATAAATGTGCATTCAATGAAATAGCGAGATTCTTTTGGTCCCGATACTAATTCGCCGTCAATCCAGTTATCGTAGACATATACGTCTAATTCGTCGATCACACGTTCAAAATCTTGTAACATTGAAAGACTGTTATTTGAACCGTACACTTGTTCGATGTTTTTGATAATATCTTTGATAGTTGCTGCCATTAATAATCTCCAATAGTATTTATGTAAAATTATTATATAACACTATATTTTTCGCTGTCCTGGGTTAAATACTTTTGTGTTCGGAGTCCGAGCACGATGCTCGGATATAGAACACCTTTATAATCAACAAAGGAGCAATGTCCTATATGAAGCGAAAAAAGCAAGCACAAGCGGATAACGTGTACGAAATTAATCATCACAGATCAAAAAGAATTCAACTAATTCCTCGAAACAGGAGCCAAGAAGATTACCTTTTAAAACTTAATGAAGAGCAAAAACACATCGTCTTTGCGATAGGCCCTGCTGGTACGGGTAAAACCATGCTGGCAGTTCAATGGGCAATCAATGAGTTTAAATCAGGATTTGTAGATAGGATTGTAGTCACACGCCCTGCTGTATCAGTCGACGAACAACATGGGTTCTTACCTGGAACATTACAGGAAAAAATGGAGCCTTGGACTCGGCCGATATTTGATGTATTCGCAGAAAATTTTCATGCTAAAGAAGTAGAAAGGTTAGTAAGGGAGGGCTACATCGAAACAAGTCCTTTAGCATATATGCGAGGCAGAACGTTTAAAAAGGCAGTTATTGTTGCCGACGAAATGCAAAATGCGACTCCAAGTCAAATGAAAATGCTACTAACCAGGATAGGAGAAGGATCTAAGATGGTCGTCACCGGTGATCTACAGCAGGCTGACCGACCGACAAACAACGGACTATTAGAATTCCTTCAATTGTATAACAACTTCCAAAATCATCGTTATGTAGATATGTGCGAGTTCACAGCAAAAGATGTTGAACGTCATGAAGCAGTTAAGGAGATATTGTCAATTTACGGAGAAGATTAACTTATTTTGGTAGATAGGGGGTCAAGTGATCCCCTAATACCTTATGATAATAATTTACAAGGTCTTGAAATCCAGCATCTGGATTGATAGTGTTCTTTATTACTCTTTTTTTCTTAAAGTCTAATACAATCTGAGCATTCTTTTTGTGATGCCCTTTTGCTTGGGGACGAAACTCTGTCAGTTCACTAAACGTTCCTTCTTTATCCGGGACGTATGTTACAAACATATATCTATTATTCATTCCTTGTTACCTAACTTTTTAACTTCAATATTTGATTTTTGTAAAAATTCTACACCCTGTGTACTGCGATAGTCGTTTTTGTAGTACACAGTGGTAATACCACTTTGATATATAAGTTTTGCACAGTCTATACAAGGCAAGTGTGTGCAGAACAAGGTAGCGTCTTTTCCGCTTTCGTGACTACCTGCAAGTTTCATCAATGCATTCGCTTCTGCGTGAAGTACCTCTGGCTTTGATTTATTGTTTTCATCTTCGCAACAATTATCCCAACCACTTGGCATACCATTGTAGCCAATGGAGATGATGCGATCATCCTTTACAACAATCGCCCCAACCTTCAAACGCTTTGCTGAACTTAGTTGTGCGAAACGTTCAGCAACGTCCATATAAGCATCTATAAACTTCTGCTTCACTCAGCAGCATCCTTTTTAAAGAATTCTGTTTTATCACCGTTGTACATTGACCATTTTTCGTAATCTGGCAATGGATCTTTTTCTTCAGTGATGTTAGGCCAAATTTCTGCAAAGTATAGGTTGTGTTTATACCATTTATCGTCTTTGTCGTCTGTTTTATAGATAGCATCTTCTGGACATTCCGGAACACATACTCCGCAGTCAATACACTCTTCGGGGTGAATAACAATCATGTTAACTCCTTCAAAGAAACAATCTACAGGACAAACCGATACACAGGTTGAGTGTTTGCAGTTAATACATTTATCATCTACTACGTATGCCATTATAACCTTCCTAATTTAATTAATACTGCGGCTAAGTTAATCTCTGGATCTACAACAAGCGTATGATCTACTAATCCTTGCTTAATAATTAGCACCGCTTTATCTTGTTGATCCTCACTTCCAAAAATTTCTAAATGATCATACAGCCAACGATACACATCTTCCATTTCTTCTGCACGAATCTTTCCACAAAGCATCTTACGTGCTTCTTGAATCTTACCTGCCTTAAACAGTTCAACCATTTCAAACTTCCAATCAGCCTCACCTGCGTCTCCTTTGTGAGGAGGATCTAATTGGTTGTCGTGTACATTTTGTTGAACCATATTAAGACACTTACGTAGATCTGGATAGGTTACTTCAATGTAAGTTAACAAATCTTCGTCTTTGAAACTTACTTCTTCTTGCGCTAATACACTTGCTACACGAGTTACAAATTCACCCATATCTGGTTTCTCTACGTGGAAACCTTGACAACGTGAATGGATCGCTGGAATAATTCTATTAGGATAGTTACACGTTAGAATAAAACGTGAAGTCGCATGGTATTCTTCCATAACCCCACGTAATGCAGCCTGTGCGTTTGGCGACAAATAATCAGCCTCGTCGAGTAGCACAACCTTAAATGGTGATCCCCAACTAATCATTTGTACAAAGTTAGTAATCTTGTCACGAACATCGTCTACTGAGTTTGTACGCGATGCATTGATTTCTAATACATCGTGTTCTTGGATTTCAAGTTCGTTAACAAGGATTTTAGCAAGAGTTGTTTTACCAAGACCTGCACTACCACTCAATAACAGATGTGGGATACTTTTGTCTTTGACCCAACCTTCAATTTGTTTCTTTTGTGCTAAATCTCTAAACACGTAACCGTCGAGTGTCTTAGGACGGTGTTTTTCTACCCATAACTCTTTCATTGTTTTGCCTTTAAACTTGCTGCTGTTGGAACTGGTTTACGAAGTTCTTTTGTAGATACTTCGTGTAGCCTATCCGCCACTTGGCGAATATCTGATGATAACGAGCCACTGCCTATATGATGTTCTACGTAACGTGCAATGTCATGCATACACGCAACTGCCTGCTTTGAATTTACGATGCTCACTATCTCTCCTTTATTTTGATTTTAATAAAAATTTCTCAAGTTCCGGTGCCTTCCACCCTTCCGGTTTAAGCACTTTTCCATCTTCACGTTTGCGTACTTTTCCTGTTTCAGGATCAATTTTAGCAAAGTTTGTTTTCATTACTTCGTTCCACGCACCTTCGCCGTCAAACCCTGCTGAATGAATAGCGCCAATTGTAACAACGAGAATGTCAATAAGTGCATCGAGCTGTTCTACTCGGTTGTCGCCAATAAGAGCCAGTTCAAGTTCTTCAACCTCTTCTCGAATTAGATCAAGGTATAGGCTGTATTGTTCATTGTTAAGTTTAATTGTACTTTGCTCGCAAGCATTCATAAAATCTTGTTGATCAGCGAACGGATTCGTCATTTATTTTTACTCCTGTGTTTCTTGTTGACTTCTTTGACACTTTTTAAAAAGTCAAATGATATATTTTTGTCTTTAGCATAGTTTATTATAGCATCGATATCTTTAGGAAAGCAAGCACCTGCCCAACCAAATTCTCCGTTATTTCCTGGTACACCCATATGAGAGGAACCGATCCTTTTATCAAATTGCGCAATGTCGCAGATTTCTTTCCAATCTATATTTTCTGCCTGTGCCAAATTAAAAAAATCATTCATAAATGTTACCTTAGTGGCAAGATAACTGTTCATCATATATTTGAAAAGAGCAGCAGATTTTATATCCGTAATTAATATTTCTGCTCTCGATGTATCAACCGCCGATGCAATAATGTTAGAAGCAGCATCAGCAAATGTTTCATGTCCACCTACTACAATTAAGTGTGGAGACATATAATCCTTTACGCTGTTTTTTGCTGTAAGAAACTCAGGTGCGTGTACTAAGTTAGGATATTGTTCTTGTAACTTTTCATAAATGTTGGGCGGAGCCGTAACTTTTGAAATTAGCGGAACACTTTCATGAACCTCCAGTTTGCTAAGAACGTCTTCTAAAATAGAAGTATCACAGTGCCCGTCATCTGTACTTGGAGACGGAACACAAATGAATACAGCATCACAAGAGACAAACTTTTCTAAAGGTGTGCTTTCTTTTAAAGATGGGTCATTTATAAGTAACTCGTCGTTGTTATGCGCCCATGAAACTGCTGACCCAACATAGCCATAACCAATAATACCAATTTGCATTTTTACCTACTAATTCTTTAAGTAGTTAATTATACGTTCTTTCTCTATTTCTGTCAACCATTCCTCTTCTCCTGCAAAAGTAGGACAGTCTTTGATTAACTCTTTTAATACGTGATCTATTAAATAGAGGTCTTTCTTAAGTCCAAAGGAAATATAACCGTCGTTATACGGGCTCCTGCATTCGTTCGCTATTCTTCTAATTTCGCTAATGATGTGAGAAACGTCTGCTGGTTGCTTAAAGCCCATGGTTTTGATCAAGGAAAACTGAAGGATCGATGTCATATCCGGCACCGTCTTCGTACTCTTGCCCAAAGTAGTTTACATCAGGTTCTTCTTCTTGCCAGCCAATAATTGATTTAACTTCAACTTTTTGAAGCTCAATTATTTTCCCGTCTATTTCAACAGGAAATTTACGGGTCCAACGTCCGTGTTCAACAAGAATCCAATCTCCTGCTTTAACGTCTTTTTGCTCAGGGCCAATAGCATATACCTGACCCCAACGTGGTTTAACTCCATGATTTTTACCATCATCTGAACCAATAATAATACCACCTTTAGTTTTCATTTCGCCCATGTGCATATTTGTGATTAGCACATCGTCGTGAATTGCTCTAACGACTTTAGCCTTAATTGGATTATACATTTTACCCTCTTAATTAATTTTTACTTTTTACGTGCTGGAACTTCTTCCTTCGCTACTTTTGGATTTTTCTTATAATAGTCTGCTAAGATTTGTTCTCTTGTCTTAACAATCTGGCCACCTTGGCCTAACTCGTCACCTCGAGCATTTACTTTCATATTTCCAACAGCAGGTAGCAACTCATTCTTAAGGTTGAGTTTTTCCATATCAACCTCTTTGCCTCGCATACTTTTAATTACCATGATTAGATCTCCTTAAAAAATTCTTCAATTGGTATATTGTATTTAATCGGATTAATCTTGTGAACCCCTAATAAATGAAGAACTAAACTTGCCACGCTCGATCCGCGGCCTACACCCCAAACAATATTATTTTTTCTCAATGTATCTACTATATATTTCATTTGTTTTAGAAGAAGAACAAGATCTCTACGTTCAAATTCTTGATATTCTTGATCTAAACGAATGCGCTCTTCCTGAGTATTACATTGCTGCTCTAAGAATCCATAGATATCCATTTTTCTATACTCAGCAGGCATATACCATTGAGTGTGATCAATTTCAGTAGGAGGAACAGGGTAATTTAAATGTTCGTCATAAACACGATCGACGTATTGTTTAAAATCATCAGAAATTAAACAGTTCTCAATAATTTGAGTACCATGCCTTACAATTCCGTTTGTTAATTGTTCTAACGTGTTTGTTTTAGTCCACATTGATTAAGTTATCCAGATCTTCCCCGTCGTTCTCTTGTAATGCAATTTTCTGAGCAAGATAACGTTTTTGTAGTTCTTCTCTGTATATTGTAACAAGAGTTGACAGTTGTGTCAAGACCTGATTATTGCCTAACCGAGAAGCCGTGAAGTATTTTTTATTCAATTCTTGAAGTTTTTCTTCTACTTCAGAATCTTTGAGCTCGGATAGGTCATCAACAAGTGGGTGTAGCATTATGCAAATGTGCCTAAATAACGCATATAGATAACGTCTGCACTGTGTCTCCATACATCAATGAACACAGGTTCTGATGCTGAAGTTAAAGTAAGGATTGAAGGAAAACTTGCGTCTTTCTTAATTACTGTTGCACCTGAAGTTTGGAATGTAATATTAAAGTTTCCACCAGTGCTGTAAAGTTCTAATCTCACTCCGCCTGCGCCAATAGGAGTAATCTCTGCTGTATAAACAGGGTCTCCTGGGAAGTTTAAAAAGTCCATTGTGATATTAGCACTTACACGATAAATTTGATAACTACCGTTTTGGAAATCAATAGTTGTAGGACTTGCCGAAACAGCGCCAGCGTCAAACTTCTGTGTTCTGTTGTTCTGTAATAATGCATTTTGAATTTTATAAAGATTAAAATCATTATCTGCATTTACTTTTGCTGTATATTCCTGTAGGTCACTAATTTCAGTTTGACCTTCTCTAAGACTATTTTTGATAGTGTTAAAGTTATCTCTAAAAACCTGCGTGTCGTTGTCTTGACCTGCCACAGGAAAGTTTTCATTAATACTTAAATAATTTATATTGCTACTCACGGTATTTTTTCTCCACGTTGAGGGAATGCAAGGTATTTATCTTCAATATTCCCGTCAATAATATCTATGATATAACGATCTACTTCAAAGTCAATCGTTTTAAAATCAAACTGAGATGCTCTAATTCTCGCCATAATATTTAACCCTGTACCGGGTTTAGCATAACATAAAACGAGTGCTTTGGTGTAACCAGGCTCTACAAATGTGTTGTCCTGAATACTACGCATCCATAATGGCAAGAACTCTCTATCTCTCTCCCCTACGTTCTTAACTCTTCTTCTCATATTTTTAATAGAGTTAGGAAAGATTCTTTGATGATCGCTGTCACTTACTAACGGAGTGTCGCTATCAATTTTAATAGCATCATAACTTACTAATACCTTACTTTCTATTTTATCCGATAGGTTTACAGTTTCGCTAATACTTTTTCCTTCTTTTTCGTAAGGGTCAATAATATCTACATAAATTGCTTCATATAACGTTTCTTGAGTTTCAGGATCTCTGCCTTTTGCAAGTTTTACTTCGCCAAACTGTAAACGTTTTCTGTAATGATTTTTACTCAGTGCTTGTACAAAACTAACAGCATCTACACTTTCAATGCCTGCAAATAAAAGCATTTTTAATTCTGCTTGTACACCAAAGTTTCGGTCACCGTATCTGTAAATATCGTTAGGTTTAAAAATAGTAGCATCTGTAATAAAGTCAAACCAATTTAGACGTTTTTCTTTTTTCTGCATTGCTTTAACAAAAACATTTGCATAACTTATAGATGTATCTGACTGTATAGATATAGTAAAATCTTTTTCTCTCTGAGCTACACCAGAAAAGTCTCTCGCACGAACAGTAAAGCGATAATCTAAATCGAATGTTGTGTTGCCGCCGTCGAATTGTGTTATTTCGCCAATTGCCATTTATCCGCCTTTTATTGTTAAGTTTCCGCTGATGCGTAACCCGCTACCTGAAATAGTTTTTCTTGAAGCAATCATTCTCGAAGAAATTTGAATGTTTCCTTGATATATTACTCTCGGAGATGCACCTTCTAAACTATTGTAATCGAACCAATTAGATGATGTTGGTGTTGTAGTTTCTGTCCCTACATAAAAGTCAGCCGCATCTTGATCATCTAAAGAAGCAAGCCAATTCTTTATATCTTGCCACGTCCATCCTCTATTATGTTCTAATACAGTTGCAAGAAACCCTGTTGCTACCGGACACGCTGCTGATGTACCACCAAACGCACAATCGGTTGCAGAAATAGTCAGTCCCGGATATGCTACCGGATACCAACCTTCTGAGGCGTAACTGTGATTAGCAGCAAGTGTCCCGTCGGCAGGCGCAAACAAATCAATTTGTTCACCTCGGTCGCTGTAGTTAACTTTACATTCTTTACCAGTTTTCCACTCGTCGTCGAGAGCACCTACATTAATAGCAGGATAAACAACATGGCCGGCTTCTGTGTACTTTCCTAACTGTTGAGGAAACCCACGCCTGTTTGTTGTACCTGTAGTAGCAATGCCAAACTCGTAAAACGTACTATCATAAACACCGTCAGTTTCGTTTGCACTTACACGGTTCTCCCAATCAGGATGTGTGTCTCCAACTTGTTTTTGGTTAGAGTTACCAGAAGCGACAACAAAAATTACACCAGCATCGATCATTTCTTTACCGGCTTGAGTGTAACTGTTATCGTACATTTCTGATTTCCAACGTCCCCCGTCACCTGTTTGCCCTAAATGTGAAATAAAGTCAGGTTCGTTACTAACACCACCGTATTGGGTCGCTACATTCCTATGATGATAGTATCCGTTTGTAACACCTTTACTTGCACGATATCCCCAACTGTTTGAGTTAATAGTGGGATTTTTTGTTCCGTATTTTGTGTTAACTGGTTTATATTGATGGAATAATTTTAAAAGATCGAAGTATGGTTCAATGTCTGTTCCGTAATAGTTATACACCTGAACAAACCATTTATTAGCATTATAAGCCCAACCTTGCGATCTTCCAAATGTTAATGCAGAACACGGAGTTCCGTGTTGTCCATATGTAGATAGTGAAGTATTAGAACCATTATTTCTTGATCGTGTATAACCACTAAGTCTTAAATCTACAGTACCCATTGCAGAAAACGCTGCAGATCTATTTGCGGTAAGAGCCCACCAATTTAACGCTTCTGCCTCTTGTGGAACAATTGTTCCGTCCCAGCGTGTTTCGAGTCTGTTACCTGGATCAGCGTTAAACCAAGCAGGATCTAAATAATACGGACTATCTAATAATAAATCTAATACATCACAAGTTCCGTTCCCAGGTAATACATTGCCACCTGTATATCCATCTGGTTTTGGATAATCGGTTGCACTATTAAATTCAGGATGGCCAAACCAACAACCGTCGTCACCAACTATTACATCAACATCTTTACCGGTTCCGTATTGACTTATGTTACTGGAGATAACAGCATTATCTGCTAACGATCCTGCAATCCACGGATCTCGTTTTTGCTGACACCTTAATAGTTGATATCCGGATCTATTATATTCCGGCGTCCAATCTGCCAGATTAGGTAGCAGGTTACTATTCTCAAATTCTCTATAGTTTCTTACATTTGTTTGATATCGTTCTTGCAACTGAGGTGTTAACGTTGCAAGTTCTTCCGGCGGCGCTTTAAAGTCGTCCTTATAATAGTTGTAATCAATATTAACAAACTGTATTTTAGGGTGCTTACTTAACTCAAGTGCTTCCTCTTCAGTCATTAAATATGATGAACGTGTTGGACTGTGTTCTTTTGTATCAGTAGCCGCGACGCCTCGAGGAGGAATATTATCTTCTAATGTTCCGTCTCTTGTTAATAACTCATGAACAATTTCCCAGTCTGCTGGTTCGTTAACACTAATTTGATAGACTTTAGTTTCTGACATATTTTAACCTTATGCTGATGCTATTGTTTTCCAAGCGCCACCTAAACGAACTACCATAGTTTGTACGCCTGTACCTGTTGGATTCCAAGTTGTTCCGTCTGCAATAGTAACCATTCCGTTAGTTGGACTTGGTGGTTCTGATGTCCTAACAACTAATTGATAGACATTCATGATAGTTTGTGTGCCGTTGACAAATGTACAAGTTGAATTAAGTGATCCAATCTCAACATTTGATCCATTTAGACCAATTTGTGTGCCACCGTTTGAAACACTCATAACGTTGTTTAAGTTATTAACAAATGTAATGTTACCGTTAAAAGAAACCGATGTAACACTTAATGTTGGTGTGTCTAAGTTAATTTGTCCCGGAGCAGTAAGTGTAATGTCACCTTCTGAAATAATCTGAGGAGATCCTGTTCCTGTAGAATGAAATTCTCCTGCTGTAAGATTTCCCGCTACGTCTAAATCATTATCAATAATAACATTATTGCCAACATTTAGATCACTGTAAAGTTGCACACTTTGTTGAACTATAATAGCAGAACTATCAGCAGTACTAATCGTACTACCTGTAAAGTCAAAGTTACCTACAGCACTGAACCCTGCAATTGCTGTGTCTACATAATTCTTTACAGCCTTTTCAGTTGGTACAGCAAGGTTACTGTTTCCAGCAAGAGTAATATCGCTACTAAATTCGTTAATGCCAACACCAACTGCGAACCCTATGCTCGAAGCATTGGTAATTGAAATAGCATCAAACGCAGAAGGAGTATTTGATAAATCTGCATAATCACCGGATGTTGCTACTGCGGAAAACTGAGGAGTATTTGATAAATCTAAATAACTACCGCTGAATGGAGTTTGTGGAATAAATTGCAATCCATTCCATACAAGAGTTTTTCCTGATGCAACTCCTGACAAACTAACATCTCCTAAATCGTCAATTGTTGCTGGAATTATCGGTTTGTTTGTAAGGTCATTATAATCTTTACTAAACACTAATCCTGTAGTATCAGTTAAATCTGATAAGTCTTCAGGAATAGTTGGTTTGTTTGTTAAACTACTATAGTCCCCATCAAAAAGTGTAGGCTTTCCTGACAAGTCGTTGTAGTTACCACTAAATGCATTTGTAATTCCATAACCTTGCAAAGTAGACGGAGTATTAGTAAAGTTAGACCAATTCAGGTAATAACTTCCAACCTGTCCTTCGAGTGTGAAAGCGTTTGTATTTGCTGCTGCTGATACTGACTTAAAAGAAAATGTTCCGTCGCCATTTGAAGTAAGAACATCATCTTGCACACCATCATCAATACCTAAGTCTGTTAATCGACCAGTATACGCAACAGTACTTAATGGATTTACATATGGCGTTTGTAAACCATCAGATGTGTCTGTAATTATCTTTCTCCATGTGCCGTTAGTGCCGTAATATAATGCACCTTCGGATTCTACATGAATTACCATTCCTTGATATTTTGATCCATTAAATGAATTTAATTCTGTTGGTGTAGCAACACTATTTTTAAAGTAAATCTTGTTTTCACCTAAGTCTAAATCTTTTGTCAGCAGTTCTGCACCATCACCAAGTTTGTTATAAATCTCAGTAAAGTTGTTATTAATTTTGGCTGCACCGCTACGGAGCGAATCACCTGTTCCGTCGTTTGATTGTGAGCCTGTATAGATTATACTTTTCGCCATTAAAAGTCTCCGTCGAATGTAATATTTAGCGAGTCAAATGATGTGACTGAACTACTAAAGTTAATTGTGTCAATATAAGGTATATCAACTGTTATGCCGCCACCTTCGATAATTCTTGTTAAACCAAATTCTGCTGTAGTAGCAAACTGTCTAACCTTGCCTACAATTTCGCCCGATGGTAAAAATTGTAGCCCTGGTGGTAGTTTTCCGTCAATAATTTCAAAACTAACTCTGTTTCCGTATCCTGCAGATTGTGCTTCAACTTTTAGTTTACTTGGTTGATTAGGTTTGATTGTACCTAATGAAGTGTTTGACACCCATTGTATAGCACTTTCAATTTCACCAATTAAATCAATTGAGAATGTTCTTTCTGAAGTTGTTACACCTAATTCCCAATAAGCACTATTGGGCTCTGTTGGTAATTGGTTTCTATGATCTTGTAAAGATATGTAAATAAACCCGTCAAACTTAACAGCATCATTTTGAGCATACGTAGTTGTCGAACTCCACGTGCCTCTTAGTGTGTAATTTGTTTCTGCAAGTACCGCTGGAAAGTTTACTGCCTGCATTGTAAATTGATAGTTTTTAGTTACAGCAGCCTGATAAGGAACTTTACCTGCAATATCTCCTGTAATAGAATCAATTTCCATGCCCGGTGGCAACACACTCGGCGATCCGTCTGGATTTTCAGGTAGTAAGAAATACGTGATTGTCCCTGGTAAACTTGGTGGATCATACACATCTAAACGTATGGTAATGAAGTTGTTTGCTCTCCAACGGCCTAAATATGGATCTGTAACCCAGAATGGAACTCTATCAGCAGCAGAGTCTGCTTGGAATAAGTTAGTATCAACTTGTAAGATACTATTATCTGCTTGTAAGAATTCTTCAGTTACAACGTAAATTTTAAATATTTCTGTTACAACATTTACACCGTCTGTAACAGCAACCGTAAAAGAATATACTCTGCTTAATCTTTTAGGAGTTCTACTGGGCTCATTATAATCATATGTTGTATTATCATAAAAGAATGTATCAAAACCGTTTGACTTTGCTTGTGCAATATCATGAGGCATACTATCATATGATTGTGTATCGTATGCTCCGTTAGGGTTGTTATTAAAATCTGTAAAGAATATAGGCTGTGTAAATCCAGAAATTTTACCATCTCTGGACATTGATAACCCTGCAGGTAACAAGCCGCCATTTGGAACCAAGTAATAACTTAATGTTTCTCCTGCTGTAATATCAGTGTCGGTCGCCTCAAGTTGGAAATCAACATGACTGTTGTCAAGCACAAAGTATGCCTGTCCTTGGCCAACATTAAGGAACCCTGCTTCTGTGATCCACTCAGGAATATCAGCACCGTCAATTTTTAAATTAAATGTTCTATCTTTTTTATCTACACCGTCGTCTGCTCTTATAACAAACCGTTTTTCAGTAAACCGACTAACTTCAGTAGGGCTTCCTACGATAAAGTTCTCTGATAATCGTAATCCGTTAGGTAGTGCACCAGCGATAACACTGTATGTAATATCGCCAACATCAGAGCTTGCTTGGAGTGGAATTTGAACAATTTGTCTTTCAACAAGTGTACCTAAATCACCGCCTGCTGTTGTCCAAGTTACTGCCACTTAGTACCCCCTTATACTAACAACGGTCCGCAATCAACGTTTAACATTGATTCATATGTAAATGTTCCAAAATCCATATTTGACGATTGTAATGCCAGTTGTACTGAGTTTTCGTACTCTCCGCCAATTGGTCCAAAATCATAATATGTTAGAATATGTGTTACAGGAATAACGTTGTTAACAGTAAGTACACCGCCTAATGCGCTTACATCAATATCGTCCCCGCCTTGTAATGTAATGTTTTTAAATGCATTTGCTTGAACAACCCCTGCATTTGTATCAATGCGTTCAAATGCCTGAGCTACTGTTGAGCTAATAACAATGCCACTATCTTGCTCGTCAAGTAAAATTTTTGTGCCAGCAACAAGTTTTCTAAATTCTAAATTAGAATCTGTTTTTTGTTTAAAAACATTTACGCCTGTTGTACCTAAGTTACTTGCTGTAACAGTTAATGCCGCATTGAGCGATTCGAAGTTAGCATTTACTTTTTGGAAAGCGGTGCGCAAATCATCGCCAAGCCCGTCATTTACTAAGTTACCAATATTAATTGTTTGTAAGTCTGCCATTTATCGCTCTCCTGTTACCACGAATCGTCTGACCATGGAATTCTTTTCCAAATCTGTGTACTGTTATCGTAATCAGCAACACAAATATAAATGTAATCGTTATCGATAGCCATCATGCCTGCAACATCGCCAGTTGCTCCTGCACTTGTTGTTGGAACTGTTTGTGTAATTACGCCTTTGTATAACTCCGTAAAGTTTTCATTAATCTTATTAAAGGCAGTACGAAGATTATCACCTGTTCTATCGTTAGCACTTGTACCTATGTTTACTGTTTGCTTACTCATTTATCTTCGCTCCTTAACCTGCCACGTAACCATCTAAGTTCCAGGCACCGTCTGTAAACACTGCCATTGCTAAACTCTTAAAGTTTGTGCCGCCGTCTACATCAAATGGAACCCAAGCAAACGTTGCCGTAGTTTCAAATTGTGTCGCGTTCCATCTTCGTGCATTATCTACAATAATGTAGATACCTGCTGTGCTTGTTCCCTTTGGAACAAAGTACATAATTTGACCTTCCTCCCCGTCCGCTAAACTAAATGTATCATCGTTGGTGTCTGCTGAATCAAGTACCTGTACTGACTTAGTTAAGTCAAGTGCTGTAGGATTTGATGCATCTGAACCACCTACACTTTCGAGTGTGCTGTGTACAACAGATTGTGTATAAATCTTAGCATGAACAGTTCCATCAGTGCTGTTAACAATCATTGTGCTATCGTCTGCAAATACTGAACCTGTTAAGTCACCAACTACATTACCTACGACATTACCTGTAACATTACCAGTTAAGTTACCTGTATGTGCTGTTCCACTAATGTTACCAGTTACATCACCAATTAAATCACCAGTAATAGTAGTTCCAGCATCCATAATAACATCACCATTGATGTTAACGTCTGTGCCGTTGGTTTTATTACCAATGATGACGTTTCCTGCGCCACTTGCTGTTCCAATTTCAAGTTGGCCGTTATTGGCACTATTAATTGTAACATAGTTGTCTGCTTCTATTACAATGTTTCCGCTTGTGCTTACAATGCTATTAGTTGTAACGTTACCAGTTACATCACCAGTTACATCACCTTGAACGTTACCGGTTACGTTACCAACTACGTCACCGGTTAAGTCACCAGTAAAACCTCCCACGGCATTAATCTTCTGGTCAATAGTATCAACCATTACACTACTGTCTGGAGCGAAAACACTACCGTAAATATCAATGTGTTGATCAATACTAAATGTTAATGTATCATTAACAGCAGTTGGAGTTAAAATCATACCGTATCCTGCTGTAAAGTTTAATTGATCCGATGTGCTATCAGCAACTATACCATCAGTAACTAAATTTGTTCCTGTTACATAAAGTGTTCTAAATGCAACCTGCATTGGAGCAGAGTTGGTAATTGTTACAATACCAGTTGAGTCATCTCTTGAAACAGTAATACCGTAACCTTGGTCAATATCAATTACACCTGTATTTGTTAATACAATATTACCTGTAGACGAACTTGCTTTAATACCACTTCCAGATGCAAGTCCTGGAGGTAGTACACTACCGTTTGTTAAACTTAGTACGCCTGTATTTCTAACTGTTACTGCACCTGTTGCACTGCTAACACTAATACCTTGACCGGCAATAGCGGTTGTAACACCAATGTTATCAATAGTAATGCTTTCAGCAGAACTGTCAACAGACATTCTAATAGCAGTGCCGCTTAACAAATTAATACTGTCTACAACTTCATTTGCAACTACAACACTGTCGTTGTCAACCTGTACTTCTTTAAAGAATGTATAGTCTGGATTATTAATTAGTTCTCCGCCTACAGTTGAATTAATTGGAAGATCAACTGTTGAGCCCATACCTTTTATTTGAGCTAATCCAAGCCAAAGTCCGTTTGTTTCTCCTGTACCGGAAATGTATTCATTTATATGAACTTCTTTCCAACGTTTGTCGTATTGACCTAAAACATAATCTCCAGTGGTTCCTGGAATCATACTTGTTTCTAATTGTGTTAAGTCGATAGCATTACCGCTTCCAACTGATGCATACAGTTCGAGGAAGTTAGTATTAATGTCATCAAACGCTTCTTTGACGCTATTCCACAGTAAGGGAGGATTTCCTGGTGTTAAATGTTTTCTTGCCATTAGTTTCTCCCTACCGCTACTTCAATTGTGCCAACATCTTCTGAATCATAATTCTCTAATGCCTTACCTATAATTGTTCCTGGCTTAGGATCGTTATTGACCATAGCCACTCCTGGGTATGCAGATGTAACAAGCATATCTCCTTTTTCGATCTTACCAACAACCTTACACGGCACACGACCTTGTAGTGCTATTAGATTCTTAAGTCCTGGACATCCTTCATACATAGCAAATGCTGCTGTGTTAGAAACAACACCTGCTACACGTCTATCATCGCATTCGTGTGTTACGGTTACTTCTTTATCACCGCCAAATACAAGTACAGTACCTACATCGTATTCTTTGTCACCTTCGTAGTATTCTGCTAAGTCAGCGGAGTAAGTTGCTTGTAGTCTTGATTCGTTTGGCGAAGTACCAGTTAGCGTCCAGCGTCCTGTGATTGTACCTGCTGTAGTATTTCCACCTGTTGTAATTGAAGTTACTTCAATTTGCGATGCTTTAATAGGAGCATCAGCAAGACCATTTTCAGTACGGAAATGATGCAAGTCATTATCGTAATACGTTCTCTTATCAGTAGCAAGTGTTCCGTTTTGTAAGTAGATACCACCGTTACCACCGTAGTTGTAAAGTCTTAGGTAACCGCCTGTTGATGTTAAACCTGTTTCTACAGCATCAATAGTGTCAACTTTAAGTTTAGAAACATCAACGTTTCTACCACCAAAGTCACCAAATGAATTTCTTAATACAAGTTTTCCGCCTTCTGGAACTGTTGAGCTACCTGAACCTGCTTGTACAACTTCGTAGTCACTATCGTTTTGATAACTGATAGTGCTAATTCTACGTAAGAAACCTATACCCGAGTATTGTGATTTTTTAACAGCGCCGCCGTCATTAATAACAGAAGCATAAGTTACTGCTTGTACGTTACCTGTTGTTAAACTTGGGTTAGCAAGTACCGTTTTAGTAGGCTGTTGTTGGATTTTTCCAATGTTAAATCCGTTGTCTTTTAATTGAAGCCAACCGTCAGTTGCAACAAATTCTGCGCTATTAAAACTTGCAACACCAAGTGTTCCTTGTTTCTGTTGTTCAGTTCCTGTAGGAGCAGCCGCAGCAGTTATAGCCTTGTTCATATTTAACTTAGACTGCGTTATTGCGTTACCTACAAACTCTGTATTGTCAACTGGTAAATGGACATCTGCGTTTAAAATAGTATCTGGATTAATTTGTGCATCAATAGTATTAGCGGTACTATCGATGTTTAAACTAATATCTCCAACAACAGATGCGTTAATTGCTTCGTTTCCGGCACCTGTAAATACTAACAAGTCGTTTGCTTGTAAGTTATTAATTGTATATTCTTGGAAGTTAGCAAATACCAAACTTCTTAGATTAACAACATCACCTAAATTAACAGGATCAGCAACGTTTGTAATGGTGTTGCCGTCCATGTCCATTGTACCTTTCATGGCCAATTGGCCATCAAGTGACATAAAGCCGCCTGAATCTGGAGGTATCAATCTCTCTGGAGGAATAACATCACCAGTGTGCGATAATCCTAAACGTCTTTCGATGTAAAGTCTTGTTGCGTTTTCTGTTGGAACAGTATCAACAGCGTTGTCAGTCATACCTGAGTCTGTTGAGAATTCAGCAATCGGAACACCACGTTTAAAGCCGATACCATCTAAGTTTGAAAGTGCAATTGATGCAGCAAATGTTACAGAACCTGTACCCTGGTCAACTTTAAAGTAAGGACCAACGCTAAAGTTACCATATTGGTCAGTGGTTACATAGAACACACGACCTACGTCACGTTCTTCAACTTCTGCGTCCGGGTTAAATGCGTTAACAGAAGCACCATAAATTTCTTTTGGATAGTTAGTATCTGCATACGAACCAGTACCAATTTCAAGCAAGTCATGTGATGTAACACGAGTCAATGCAATACGAATTGTTAGTGTACCTTCTGCACCAAAACTTCTTGCTGGAACAGCAGACTTAATGGTGTATGCAGAAGAATATGCAAGCATACTATCTTCTAATGGTCTGTTAAGTGTAATTCTACCGTATGGTTTACCTGTTTGTGTTTCACTTTCGTAAGATTGGATAATATATTCTTTACCTAAGAATATAAATTTGGTTCCAAGCATTCTTACACGTTCTAACGGAGCAACCGGAACAACTGGAACTTGCGTATCTCCTGCACGACCTTTAATTAAATCATAGTAGAAAATGCCTGAAAGTGCTCCAGCGGTATCTGCTTCAACTGTTCCTGGCTGACCTGGATAGCCTTGCGATACTGTAAATGTATCTGCACTTAATACTTGGTTAACAAAGTAGTTTCTACTTTCGCTAAGACCTGTTGGGAGATTGTTAGTAGCATAGAATGAAATAGCATCACCTACACTCAGTCCGTGTCCAATGTCTGTAATAATAGCAGGACTTGCAATACTAATGCTACAAACTCTACCATTTGTGGTTACCCATTCGCCTGGAGTATTAAGAGTCAGATCTACGTAGTTGTAGTTTTCACGCAGGGTTGTTTTAGTTAACCCTTCCATAATATAAGTATGAGTGCCTACACCTGCGTCAGTAACTGTTACCGGTGTTCCTGTTCTTGATGTTGAAATCTTAAATTGTGTTTCAGTTAGTCCTACAGAAAGAACATAGTATGTTTTTGCTGCGTCCAATCCTGCAGGAAGCGTATCAGTTGTTCTAAATGCAATGGTAAAGTCTGCGTTTAAGTTATGAGAGATAGCACACTTGATGCTCAATCCTGTACCATTACCTAACGATACAGAAGTACCTCCTTTGGTTGTAGAAACTTTAATACTGTAATAATTAGGAACTTCAATAACGTAGTAAGTTGTTCCTGCTGTCAAGCCGTTTCCGCTTGTTTGAGGAATAATTTTGTCATTAAGTCTCAAACCGTGCTTAAGATCAAATGTAATAACATCAGTATCAATCTCAGTAACAGTATCTAAAACTTTAATAATTGTTTCGTCTGCAATTGAAGCAACTATTTCATATGGTCCTTTAGAATCTGTGTCTGCTTCAAACTGTAGTACACGATATACTTCGTCTTTTTCTGCAAGAACCAAACCTGTTGAAGGTCTTGTAGCAACATCTTCAAGTTGTCCTGTAAGCATTACTTGCGAACTTGCACGTAATGTCATTACCGTATCGTGTGGTATTTGATTAAAGATACCATCAAAGTTACCTGAGTCATCTGATGTTAAGTTGAGTCTTGCAACACCAGCAGGCAGATCATTAGTTGAAACTGACGTAACTGGGTATCTATAAATGACGTTACCGTGGTCAACTTCGAGCTCTGAGTTGTTTAGTGGAGTGTAATCGTAGTTGTAAACGTACAAGAACAAGCCACCTGGAGTATTTGCATAAGATGCTGTTGGGTAGTAACAGTCAGCACGCTGAGCAAAATCATAATATAATGTTGTCGGTGTTGGTACTTCTAATGGGTCAGCACCTTCAGCAATCAATGCGTATACACCATGTGATGATGAACCGCCTACTGAACGTATTTGCGCACCGTTAATTGAATGATATGATACGTAACAATAGTATGTAAACATAGATACAACTTCTGACAAGCCGCCGTTAGTAGCAAGTACACCATAACCCATATCGTTAATCTGTGTAAAGTCGTTTGCCAGCATCGATCTGTTACCAGGTGCTAACAATTCGTACTTACTTGCATTATCGTTAACCCACGAAACAACAGTATCTTGGATATCAATTCTATTTGCTTGTAACAATCCTCTTGCTGTCACAGCATCTGCATCGTAAGCATACGCATTTAAATCTGGATATGTGATTAATGCCCAAAGATCTTCTTGTGTAACAGTTCCTGATAGCAGCCCATCTAAGTTGGTCTTCATAGCCGCCATCATGTCTTCGACTAAGCCTTGTACTATAGCAGTAGATGCAGTCATTGAAGTAACTTGTGGAGTTCCAGTAAATGTTGCCGCCGGTGGAGCATTAACAATAACTTGTTTAGCAAGATACTTAACATAATCTATTGCAGCAAGTGTTTCGTCGTGTTGACCTGCAATATTATCAACAATAGCATCGCCTACTCCGTCAATGTATTTCTGGGCCATTGCCATTAATTGTGAATCACCGCCATATGCTAAGTCATAACAAAGTGCTTCAATAATATAACCGGTATCTCTTGAACACTTGGTATCGTCATATTCAAATGCATTAGTAAACGGTGCTCCGTTTGTAGCAATTTGATTGTTAATCCAACCTACAGTTTCGTCTCTAATAAATTCTAAGTTTGCTAACAGGATATCTTTAGCATTTGAAACGTCAATATCTAATCCTGCTGGAGACGGAATACTAACAATAGGAGCATATAATTCACCGCGTGTAACTGTGGTAACAATTGAATCTGATGTTTCGTCAATGATATCAGAAAACTGAGAATCAACATAACCTGCCGCCACATCGTGTGCGTATCTAATAGCACGTCTTGTTATTGATAATTGGTCGTCGATAACAACGTGTGTATTGCCTTGTCGATAAGATAGTCCTGAACGTCTTGCATGATAGTTTGTGCCAAAAACAAGATCGTATCCAAGACCGTCAATAATTAAACCTACGTCTCGATGACACACTGCCTCGTTGTAACTGAATACTGGGAACGGCCACGGTGTGGTTTCGTCTAAAATAAACGTAGCACTTGAACCTGTATTGTCTGCGTATGTTCTATTTAAGAATGCAATAACATTTTCTTGTACAGTTTCTAAGTTATTGAGCGCCAGTGTTCTTGAAGATGTGTGCGTTACGTAATCAGCACCTCTTGATAGTGTCGGGTTAGTAGTCGATGGAATGCTGCTCGTACCTACATCTATAACATCAATAGCAATTTGAATTAAGTTCTCTACCGCAGTACTTTCAGTACCAACACCGGCAACAGTACTTTGGGTTAAGCCGTTATTGATTGATTTACTCCAACCTAAGTCACCTGCGATGATAAACCCAATTACACTCTTTAATCGTTGTAATGCTTGTACAGTAGGAGTTCTTTCTTCAACTCCAAGAATAATTGTATTACCGTCTGCATAGGCACGTGCTGCTGTTATTGTAGCAGAGTTACCACCGTAGTAGGTATCAAATATCATCGCATCAATTAGGTAACCTACGTCACGAGCGCAAGTTGCTTCGTCGTATCCTACAATAGTTGCAGGAAGTAGGTTTTCGTCAATATACGAAATAACTTCTTCTACAAGGAATGCACGGTTTGCTTCCATTTCTGCTGCTGAATTAATAACCCCAGCGGCAACTCCCACAGGATTTGTCCATGTCAATGATGGAGCAGCGGCAGGCGATACGTTATCAATAATGTCATTGACAATAGCCATGCTGTTTGTAATTGCAGTTTTAGCAGTGTTATCAATGAGATAGTTTAGTACAAGATCACGTGCTTTGTTTAAACCGGATATTGTCTGTGATTTTTGTTCGTCTGTAACCTTTGAAGAATAACTTCTTAAGTATGCAAGACCTGCTGTAACTGATCTATAGTTAGTTCCAAATACTAAATCGTCCAAAACGGCATTGACAATTAAGCCTACGTCTCTCGAACACTTATCTTGGTTGTAATAAAAACCTTCAACGTTATAAACATAATCGCGAATATAGTTAACGCGATATACAATACCTTCAAATATAAAGGAGCATGGTAGTTGCGGCTTTCTGTCGAGACCTGAAACTCTAATTCTTGTGTTGCTATCCTTGCCAGTAATTTTAAATTCTAAGTTACCAGCAAAACCATCAACAAACATACCGCCTGCGAATACTTGTCTATCTTTACTACGTGAGAACGAGGCACACTCTTGAGCGTATGGCGATCTTGAAAGAATTTGACCTTCGGGGTCAAGTACCATCATAAAGCCGCCGTGACCGATACACGAAATAGCCTGTAAACGAATTGAGTCATTACATAAGAAAACGTCCATTTCTTCGTTTTCTTTAGGATAGTTAACACCGCCCGACGCACTAATAATATCAATAATTGTTAATGTTAAGTCGTCAACAACTGTACTTGCATTTGCTTCTGTAATAAATGCCCCGTCAATGATTTGCGGATACGTAGTTTGATATGTTGTTGTAATTTCAGTATTAGAAATAACTTGTTTTACTAAGTTAGACAAATACTGAATAGAAGCAGTAGTTTGCGAAAGTTGATCTGTAATAGCAATTCTACTACTTGCGCTTTCAAAGTACTTTAACGATGCTGAAATTGTTCTATTGTAACTTCCATAACGTAAGTCGAAGATCATAGAATCGATAATTAAACCTGCATCTCTTTTACATAGTGATTGATTATATTCAAAGTCTGCTGTAAACGGTGCGTTCTCTACTAAGATTTGATTATTAATCCAGCCAACAACTTCATTCTGAATAAATTCTTTGTTTAATTGAATCAATGATGCTGCTGCATTGTAAAAGCCAGGGTTACTAACTTTTGGATATACTGGAGCACTCGCATCTTGTAAGTAATGATATCCATACTCGTCGTTATTAAGAGTCATTCCATCAATAACTTGATCGCGTCTGAACTTTTGGAATGCCCACGGTGAACTCGAAGTTCCTTGTTTTGGTTTAATAATTACACGTCTAAACTCGTTACCAACAATAGAAACGTTTTGAGGAACTTTTAACGGATAGTTTTCGTGATATTCGCCGCTTTCAACTAATACTGTAACCTGGTCAATCTTAGCAACGTCACCGTATGCAATAGGTTCGCCAACGTGGAACTGGCCATATTGAATGTCTACGTCAAAGATCTCGTTACCTTCTGAATCAAGTTCGCCAGAGTGTGCTAAAATCTGTGCCAGTGCACCTGACTCAACACCTTGTAGGTATAATCCTTCTCGGATATCACGTCCTCTGTATGCCACAGGTGTGTCTGTTTCTACATCACCTGTATAATCTGTTCTATAGTTTTCTGTTTTAATTAAGAAGCGAGGCAAGTCTGCTTCAACGGTTGGAACACTTGTAAAGCCGCTTCCTGTATCTGTAACTGTAATAGATGTAATTTCACCGTTTTCGATGAATGCTGTACCAAATGCAGGATCTAATGAACCGCCGCCAATAATACGCACAGAAACAAGTGAGTAACCACTACCGCCGTTTGTAACTGTAACATTATTAACCTTATACGTTACATCAAATTCTAATCCATAACCAAATTCAGAATTTGAAGATGTAGTTACATTATTTGAACCTGGTAAATCTGTATAAACACCTGATGATAACTGTCTAAAAGTAACAACAGCACCAGGAGTAGAAGCAGTAGAAAGTACTTCGTACTTTGCCGGAGTGCCTGTTCCGCCCTGTAATTCAATAACATCACCAATGTTATAGTTAACACCTGGTGACTTAATTGAAATGGTGTCAACACTCATAGTTGCGTAACCTTGGAAGCCGTCACCCGACAATGGCGATGAGTCAAAATTGTTTAGAATACAAATGCCAGCACCGTCATTAAACGTTAAAAGTTTTCTATATGGACCAATATCGTTACGTGATTGAAGCATTAATTCTTCTGCACGTTTTAGTGCTGCTTCTAATGTACGATAAGCATATGCTAATGCACGACCTTGTAGATCTGGTTTAACACCCGGACGTTCGTCTTGTCCTGATGTAGCAACATAAAGGTTAACGTGAGATCCAAATGCTGAACTATCAACGTAGTGTTTTGTAGCAGCAATCAAACCGCCATAAACGTCGTCATCGTCTGGCTCCGGATCTCTTGCAAGAATAAGCGGACCTGTCATAGTACCATAAGATGCATCTGACAATCCTGTTTCTGGGTTTACCGCTGTAGTACCTGCTTTTGAGATCTTTGTGTCTACATACTCTTTATTTGCTGCTTCGTCGTTGGAAACAGGAATAACAAGATCTTTAATTCTGTATTGATTACCACCTGAACGTGCAGATAAATCGCCACCTAACTGCGGAGCAGGGTCTCCTGAAATCTCAGAGAACTCTGTAGAAATAATGATTTCATTCTGGTTGGTAGTGTTATCAATGAAAACACCTGTACCAGCAGTAATTTGTTTAAACTTTAAACCATCTGTAGTTTGGTTAACTGCAAGAACAGCGTTCTCGTTACCAATATAGGTATCTGGAGTATCGTCAAGAGTGATGAACGTTAAACGCTCTCCTAAACCTAACGAACTATATAATTCTCTAAAGTTATCGTTTACTTTGCGAAACGAATCACGTATACTATCACCGGTACCATCATTTCCTAATGTACCAATATCAACGATTTTTCTGGCCATATTCTTCCCTAAGGTTACTGAACGTTTTCACGTGTAGATTGTTGCTATTCTTATTTATCAGTAAGTTTTAAAAGCCTAATGTAAATACATATATGTTCATAAAAACAGAAGAACAAAAGACAAAATATACTCGTAAAAGCAAGTTAGGCAAGGTTCACGAGTATGAAAGGTCTAAGACAGTTGCTGTATTTCAGTGTGATAATTGCGATACAGAGTTTCGGCGTGACCTAAAAAAGATGCAAAGAAAGCGCCTAAGCAACAACTACTTTCATGTGTGTTCTAACTGCGATGCTAAAAGATTTGCCCAACGCAAAGGCGTTGAGCAGAAAAAGATTTGGGATATGCCAGCGAGTATGGACTTGCCTGTTAGCAAGTTTTAACGATAACGATCGTGTCTCAGTTCACCCGTTACTCTATTATAATACGTTTTGTACCAAGGATTGATACAAACCAGCCCCCACATTACTCTGATTTCCAAAGTGTCCAAGCACCGTATCCAATTGCAACATACGCAACTAAACTTGCGATTGGTTTGAAAATTAGAAATGCAATACCAGCGCCAATTAGAATAGCACCGTCTAATGTTGTACGCTCTTTAATGCGAGCATTAATCCACTTTTGAATCATATCTGTTCTCCTTTGTGCAAATATTTAGTAAATAAGTATCCCTAAATAGGAGAAAATAAAAAATGATTAAATTTATCAAATCACTTTTTGGTTTTGGAGGCGAGGATTCGACTGCGCCGCAGGTAGTAGGTACCGACGACGGTCCAATTGAAATCCCTGCTAATAAAGCAGAAGCAAAGCCTGCTGCTAAGAAAAAAGCCCCTGCCAAAAAGAAGACCACAACTAAGAAAGCCCCTGCCAAAAAGAAGACCACAACTAAGAAAGCACCTGCTAAAAAGCGTGGTCCTAAGCCAAAGAAAGCAGACTGATGAAAAGGTTCTTTGATCGTGTAGTAGACTTCTTTGTCTACATAGCCGAAGGTCACACCGGCATTATTTCGATTGGAGATGGTAAAGGTGTAGAAAATACTAAATCAGATGATGATTCAAATAACGCCTGACTTGCAAGGTTCTTTGCCTTGGCCTCTACCATAATGTCAGCATAGTCCCAAAAACTCATTGCCCATTCGTTAACGGCTGTATTCCACATATAGTCCGAATGAGCTCTGAGTTTTTGTTTCTTGTAGCCATTCATTAGCAACCATTCCATATCTGGCTTAACATCATCAGGCCAAGTTTCTTTTAGTAATTCCTCACGCGATACAGAATAGTGTATCACAGGACGGACACCACGCCAAGAATCAATTATGCGAGCAAATCTACGATCGGTGGGCTGTATGTATTCACCTGTAGCGACCCACGCATGGTGTATATCGAGAACGAGTGCAACATGGTCGACAAGTTTGAGGCTTGCGTCGATGCCCCACGACATTTCGTCGTTTTCGATTGTGATCGTATTTCGTGCTTCGGGCGATAGCCTTGGGAGGACGTCGATGATGCCTTGTGGACCTCTTCGACCCGATATGTGGACGTTACACTTGAAATCTTGCCATGTCTGTCCATACCCCATCCACCGAATGATGTCCACATGATATTCAAACTCCTCTATACTTCTATTTACTATATCGTCATTATCAGAAGCAAGGACGGTAAACTGACCAGGATGCATACTGAGCCTAACATCAAGTTGTCGAGCCAATTCACCGACTTTTGCGAATTCACGTTCGCAGTAAGCACGGACATCGCTTTTACGCCAATAATAACTCCATAAGTCGTGAGTGTAAACAGGCAAAGCATCGCTACCAAGTCTGACCATTCGTAAATCATGCGGTAACCCCCCTACATATTTTACCAAATTGTAATACGCCTGAATATTGTGTGTCATGATATCCCACAGGCGTTGTTCGGCGACATCACGAGTTTGTCTATTGAGCCATGCAACAGTAGTTGCTTTTGTGTTTAACGGACGTTGTAATTCTTCTAATACTTTTTTCTTTTGTGTTTGGTCCGGGTGCATATACTTACACGCAAACCCGATACGCTTCTGTGTCATGATAATAAACTCGAGTTAAATGCAATTACTGTTTTACGTTCATCTGATTTAAGAACAGGTGATCTATGAAATAAACAACTTGGAAGTGTTATTATATCACCTTCTTCTGCTTCATACAAGAATAAATTTTCCGAACCAAATTCTCGTATTTCTGTTTTAAATGCAGGATCTGGTAGTTCTAAAAAATACACATTTGTAAAATGACAAGAATTGTGAATATGCCAGGTGTGTGTATCATTGGTAAGATACTGTTGAAACCAAACCTCGTTAACAATAACATCGTCGGTATTAAAAATGCTTCTTGTGTGTTCTAATAATAACGGACTTGCTAATAGATTGTAAGGATGATTCATCTTATCCTTATCAAAATAATCACTGTTAGTAATATGTGTGTCGTATTCTGTCACAGTGGTATTGTGCTGCTCTATCAACAATAATAGGTGATCTTTTACTGCGTCATGCCTCTGAAAGCGTTGTTTTATAAACGGTAATTCCATTAGAAATATCTTTTAGTAAGTCCCAAGTTTGCAACCAATTTTGTATATTATAGCAGTAACCGTGTTCTAAGTCAAGTATTGCGTTAGCCAAAGGCTCGTCGTTGCCGCCTTCAAATATAGCATCACCAAAGAAATATATTTCATCGTTATGTTTATCAAAGTCTTGTAAAATTTGACTCTTGTCCATACCTCTTAAAGAAATGTCAATGCCTGTTTCGCCACCAATCTTTGCTTCAAGTAACGGAAAGAAACTATTAAACATTGAAGCAATATTCTTTCTTTCGTCTCGTTCTTTATCCCACTTAACATAGTGTTGACGCTGTTCGTGTGTAGCATTACGACCTACAACACTGAAGTTACACATACCTGGACGATGTTCAAAGTGGTTGCCTGTGCGTACAGGAAAGTCGCTTTGTGTAAGTTGTTCTGCTAACCAATCATGTGGTTTGCCTTTAAGCCACCATTGATTTGTGTACTGACGATTATTTCCATGCCATACATCGTTTCCGTTGCATTGATAAACACGTTTGCATAGATTGTAAATATCTAATCCCACTTGTGCTACAGTTTTTGTTTTGTCACTGCCTGTAACAAGATAAACATCATTATCATTACAGAACTTATTGAAGAAAGTTTTAAAGTTACTATCAATTACTCCTCGACTTGGGGTTAATGTGCCGTCTACGTCAAAAATAAATTTTTTCATTAGTGGTTCCTTCGTTTATTGAATACACATATGAATAACAGGTCTTCGTCTGAACTGTTGTTGTAAACCTTATGGAAAGAGCCGTCTGGAATAGTAAATGTTTTGCCTTTCTCTGCGGGAAACTCTTCCCCATCAATCTGCATTACGCCAGTGCCACTTAAGAATGTGTAAACTTCTTCAATGCCTGGATGACTATGTCCGCTTGTTTCTTGCGAGGGGTGTAGTGTTGTTGTACTAACGGTAAGAGCATTTAATTCTGTATTATCAATAATAGTATAAACATCGTTATCTTTTACGGTCTTACCTACAAGTGGCGGAGTTTGCTGACTTTGTACAACTTGTTCTTTTAGTCCACTACTTGAATAGTTGTGTTTGCGAGTATTATAAAAAATCTCAATACCTAAATCATCACCTGTAAACGGCTTTCCTTTGTAATCTTCCCCAATAAAGCGAACATCAGGGTTAACAACATTTAGAACTTCGATAAGTTCATTTTCACTACTATACGGAATGATACGGTCTACATATTTTACTGCTTCTAATTGCATATATCGTTCTGCAACAGTTTGTACAGCATATCGTCCGTTTTTAAAAGGATTAATATTAAGTCCACATACCAAATAATCACAGTTTTCTTTTGATTCACGCAACATAGCAACGTGGCCTGCGTGTAGCAAATCAAAAGAACTACAAGTAAATCCTACTCTCATTTCCAGTTCTCCGTTACAAACGAATCATTCACTTCGCTTGGGTTTGGTTCTCCATGAAAAACAACAATTGAGCAATCTTTAGGAATTACAATGTCGTCTCTCGCCTCTTTAAATTTCCTCTTGCCATTGTAAACAACAAGTTCGGTCTTATCACGTATTTCCCATTTGTAACTTTGAATCCATTCGTCTGGGAAAAATGTAAGAATGTTTTGAGATGTTTTCCATATCCAATCCTGATCACCGTGTAATTGCATTGCAGCCATGGGGGATTTATTAAACTCAGTCCATATATGTGTTTGTGTTCCGGCATTCCACGACAACACAGAACTGTTTAATCGTTTCCACGTAGGAAAAAATGCTCTATTGAAATCACGAAGACCTAAGAAATCATTTCTTTTATATGTGGCTATCTTATCAATATTACCGCATATAATAACATCTAAGTCCATATAAAGTATTCTTCCTTCTAAAGGAAGAGTAGGATCAAACATATGAACTTTGTGCCACCAGCCTTTGGCATAGCCTTGATTTCTTTTTGTTAAAATTCTAACACCAGCAATGGGAGTAGGATCGTCAGTTAAGCAAACAAGTTCGTACGGAATAGTGATATGACGTTCAATCATATTTCGAAGACGTTCTACATATTCCGGACCATACTTGTTACCAAAGCGAACACAGAGTATTGTAACCATAACAGGAGAAGAAGAAGTGTTTTTTTCAAATTCTCTTTCTAACCTTTCTCTTTCTTTTTTTGCTCGGTTTTCTGCTTTAGCAGCCTTGCGTTCAGCCTTTGACAACTCCATTAATATCCACCATAGTTTTTACGATACTTTCAAAATCTTCTAAGCGAACCATATTTGGTCCATCGCTCGGTGCGTTATCTGGATCGTCATGAACTTCTAAGAAAAAGTTTGTAACGCCCAAAGCACTTGCTGCACGAACCAAACCAGGAACATAAGACCTATTCCCGCCGCTGCTACTTCCATTGCCACCTGGCTTTTGTACGCTGTGCGTGGCGTCCAAAACAATAGGACAACTAAAATTATCAAGCATATAATTAAGGCCGGTAAAATCGACAACCAAAGTATTGTAACCAAAGCTCGTTCCCCTTTCTGTAATCCATACTTCTTTTGCTCCTTCGGTTTTACTTAGTATTCCTTCAACATCCCAAGGTGCAAGGAACTGCCCTTTCTTAATGTTTACTACTTTATCTGTTTGACAGACTGCTTGGATTAAATCTGTTTGTCGGCATAGGAATGCAGGAACTTGCAACACATCTACACAATCATTATGATTATGTTTAATTAATTCTACTTGTTGTATATCATGAACGTCTGTTAAAATATTACATTTTAATTTGTCTTTGATAAGATAAAAATCGTCCATGGTCTGTCTAAGACCAACGCCTCGCATTCCGTTAACGTTAGTACGGTTTGCTTTATCATAACTGGCTTTGAAATAATATTCAACTCCGTATTTGTCGCAGACTCTTTTACATTCTTCTGCAATTTTTAAACTGTGACGATAGTCTTCGTGTTGACAAGGTCCTGCTATTACTCTCATTAATCTTCCAATCGTTTAATAGCGTCTGCTGGTGATTCCCAATCCCAACGCGGGCATTCTGGAAGTAGTGCTGCGTCTGCTGTTATCTTTCGTTGTGCAGACATCTTAGCATCCGCTTCGTCTACGACAACCATTGCGTCATTACGTTCATGTTCGTATACTCGTACACCTTCTACATAGCAACGTCCATTTGTAATTTTATAGACATAATGATTAACGTGTTCCCAAATAAACAGCGAACTCATTTCCATTGACACACCACTTGGTAATACTCGAAGCGTACCTAATACACCACCTGGTTCAGTAAGTGATGGAATTCGATCAATAAGATCTAAGCGTGGATCGTTTGCAGGTAGTACCGTAACATGGTCAAAGTAATACTCTAAGAACTTCTTAATAGGTTTAGTAGCATCACCAAATGCTACGATCCAGCCCATCTCGTCTGGTGTGCCTGCAAAGGTAAGTTCTACTGAACGATCGTATCCGTGTACACTTGCACACTCGCCCGGGCTACCGTCCGGTTCCTTATCAAAGAACTGAGCGTGACCGCATGGTAAATTTCTAAATACTTTTGTGCTTTTTACTTTAATAGACATCTCTTGCCTCCTTTAACGTCATGAGTAAGTTTGATGCGCGGAGTTTTATAGTGGGACGAGCATAAAGGCCACTTTGTTAATATGTGTATATGTTAACTGATTTTATTTATGTTGTCAACCATTTACTTAGAAATTTCTTCAAAAGTGACGTTTTTAAATTTCCATTCTTTAGGCACTTGCCAATTTTTATCGTTTATGATTATAAAATCTCTTGACGGAAAGGCTTCGAATATTTTAGATGTTTGATAAATCCAATAACTTGGATCAATTGAGTTTTTATCAGAGGATAGATAATTTTCTGTATCTTTATAAATGTTGTTAACTTTGCCTGTATTTGAATACAGATCAAAACCAGTTAGTATAATGACATCAGAAAGCATCGCGCCAAGTAAAACAGCATAAGTGCCACTCCCCCAATGTAATGGTTGATCTTGCTTTAACGTTCCGTTGTAGGGCAAATCTGGAACTTGATGTATCCGTTTATCTTTTCGTATTTTACGGAAATATCTGTACCAATCAGGACGAACATGAATGGATGTATCTAACGTATTTTTGCTTTTAACGGCTTCTTCTACCATTCTTCGATCACAACATACCAGGTGATCTACTGGCATATCTCGATGTATGGCATTACACCCAATTAACGTATAATCGTTTTTAAAAGAAGTGAGATCTATACCTGCACGACTCTCGCCGTTGCCGACTACTAAAGAATTTAACATAAAATTACTTAGTGGATTTCACCGAAAGCACACCATACACCTGGAGCGCCTGCTTGAATACATACCCAACCAATATAGCCTCTTTGAGCAGGTTTAGCATTCCAACAAATATCACCTTGCCTCCAGTTACCATGTTGTGGAGCACTTGTGCCTTTAGTTTGAGTGTTTCCGTTAAACTTAACAGAACCTTTAACGTGAAGATCAACATTAGGATCAGGATTTTCAACACCAACACTTAATTTACCATGGATTGTTGTTTTAATTGGTGCTTTAGAATTGTCACCAATTTCAACATCACCGCCTGCTGTGATAGTAATTCGTTGCGTATCATCAGTTACGATATGGAAATCGTTGCTGGCGAAAGTTCCAATCATGCCACTGTTGTAGTCTTTTGTTCCTACAACAACTTCAATGCCGCCTTCTGCGATACTTAATGCACCGTTTGGTTCATCAGTGCCTAAGCCTAATCTATCTGTGTATGAATCAAAAAATACATACTGGTTAATGGAAACAGAACCATCTACAATAAGGCCTTTTAACTTGCCTACTTCGCGCAGATTACTCTTCGTAACGCTCTGCCCTAATTCAGTTGCTGAAAGAACAGTTGCATTGTTAATAGCAAAACTCTTATCCTTAGCAAGGTCAATAGTTTCAGAACTAAAAATCCTGTCAGGGCCGTCAACTACCACAAACTGCTTTGTATATTTCTTTCCTGCCCACAAGAACCCCTTACCGTAGATGTCTTGCTTAAATGCGATAGGAGCAGTGGCTCCTGCGCCGCCTGTTTTCAATGCTTCTGAAAGTGCCTCAAGGGCTTTGTCGATACTGTTTTCCATAACAGTATTTATCATTTTGATTAATTTGACACTTTGAGTAGTATTACATCAGCGTTGATACGGCCATTTAGTTTAATATCTACCGCTTTGATCTCATCTAAAAACTTGCGTAGTTTAACCTTACCTGCGCCTTTAAAATCGGAAAGTTGTTCTGCAGGTTTACGCAGAGTTTTTTGGATACTTTCAGTTTCGTTGTATCCTTGGATTGTTGTGCCCTTAACGCTTAGACCGCTTCCTGCACGATTTTGCCCAGTAGGATCAATGTTAGACGCAACATACTTGCCTATTTTGCGAGTTTTTGTATTATACACCCAAAGCTCTGCGGCTCCAATAATGTCAATAGGATTAACAGATACGAGCTTCAGCGGAGTATCTTCTTTCTTGTACTTCAGTTTAGCGACAAGTTTATCTTTCTTGACTTCTTTAGGCTTGCGTGGCTTGCGTGTTGCTTTCTGAGAAGCAGCCAACATATCACAGGCTTCTTCGACTTCACTGTAAAAGGCGATAAATTTCTTAATTGCGGGTTTATCAAGGTGTGAATAACCTTCTTTAAGTTGTTCCCACATATCTCGTTCTTGCTCATCCATTTTTTCTAATTGTGCTTTAGTTGGATAGTTGAGCAGTTCCTCAAACTCTTCTCGTTCTTTTGTATAAAAACCTTTGATCACACGAGCGTGAGCAGCCTTTGCTTCTCGTTCGCGAAGAAGATTAATAATCTTAACACCCTTCATATCGAAAGATTTAGGATCACTAAACAATTCATTTAAGTGATCTTCGATCGGTTCGCACATACCAGCGGCAGTTTCCTGCATACGTTGTTGAATAGTTTTTACAGGACCCGAAGGCTTTGCCTCTTCTTCTTTTTCTTCGACTACCTTAGATCCAACCTTTACTGCTTCTTTTGCCCATTTGTGTAGACTTTCGGAGACAGGTTTAACGTCCCCAAAGGTTCCTGCAAGACTGTTCCAGTGCTCGTTGTGCTTTTCATTATAATCAGGCATACCGTCCGAAATACAACGTGCCATAATAGCCGCTGTAGTCATTCCACCAGTACTGGCAAGTTTTGCACAACGGATATCCTCTTTGGTGTATTCGTTGTTTTTCATCCAGTCATAAAAATGGGCGATAAGATCCGAAGTTTTGTGCTCAGAATAGTAATGATCGATCGCTTCACGACGCTTACGATGAAATTGTTCTCCTGAAAGTTCTTCCCACCCTGTCCAATCGAACGTTTGTTTCTTCGCCTTTGGAGCACGAATTACTTTCTTTTTCTTGCGTGTAGCAACAGCCATTACTTAATCCTCTGTAGTGTTAACAGTATGTATATATTATACGATCAGAAAAAAACAATGTCAAGAATTGATTTCTTGTTTGTACTTATTTTTTAACCACCATTTATTTTGGTTAAAATATTCTTTTAGTGTTACGCAGTCGTCTTTGAAGATTTCACGCTCTTTTTGATTTTCAAAATATATCTTTTGTAGCCATGTACGAAAAGGCTTGTTAGGTAATCCAAAATTCTTTAAAAATTCAGGTCGGTCCATTATTCACTCCTATTTAATTCACTATATCTGGTGTAACTGCGTCAATGGTGTTTACTACTGTTTTACCAGCATAGATAGCAGTAGTCGCAGTTACATCTGCTACTGCTACCGCAGTTGAGCATCCACTAAGTCCAAAGAGACTGATAATACTTGCCAAAAAGAGCAAAGCCGTTTGCGATGCGTTCTTCATATTTCTTCCTTCCTTCCCAATCATACACTTTAGTATCATTAGGTCCACGAATCATTTCACTACAACCATCTTCCAGTTTCTTCCACTGAATGTCGCTTTCACCTGATTCAAACTGCTCTTCCCACGAATCGTCAAGTTTGCTTTCAAACGCAAAGATCATTTCGTCTAACACCCAGTCCCAGCGTTCAAAGTGTGTGCTATCAGTTTCGTGATTTTCTTTTTGCTTTTTGGTCTGTTTCTTTGGTTGTAGTTCTTTAGGCACATCCTTTAGATCAACAAACGGAGCACCTTGCTTGTTTTCCTTTAGTTGTTTGAGCATAGGCAAGATGATGTAGGCAAGAGTATGATCCATGCTCCAGGTATCCCAACGATCAATCTGTACTTTAATGGTACGCTCTTGTTTGCTGTGGATCCACGACAAGAAACGAGAAAGCAGTGTGTGATGACGCTCGCGATCCCAAGAACGAATCTCGCCCACTTCTGCTTCTGGCTCAATGCTACCGTGAGCAAGCCATTCACCAAACTTGTGTACACGCTCCGCAGTGTGCGGAAAGCCGTACTCGTCTTTTTCATCAGGTACCCAGAACATCAGCGTTTTCGCTAACTGATATGGCCCGTACCAGGAGGTATAATTTCCAATTTTTACCTTCATTTCTTCTCCTTACTACAATCTTTGCAATCGCATTCCAGTGCCTTTACATACTGTAAGCATTTTTTACAGTCAAAGTCTGGTTCTAACAAACGTTTTTTTAGATCGTCTGCACATTTGTAATCACGGTCGCTTATTCGCCTACAACTACAAACAATCATTTTTATCTCTCATGCCGCTTCATACACCGTCCTTATGAAGTTGTTCAATCTTTTCCATCACAACAGCAAGTTCCGCCATATCTTTTGAAGTCATGATCTGTTTGATCTCAACATCCAACGACACATCATCGAATGCTTTGATCGTGCCAAGTACAAGTCCGGCTTCGTCATCATATATCTCAAACTCGGTTGGAAAAACTTTAAGTGTCATTGTATGCTACCACCTGTACATTTTGTTCTTTACCTGGCAAGCGCCAAGCATCTGAGTATTTGAATGCTTCTTCTATGTTATCAAATAGCACCGGCTCTGGCCAAGCGCAAGCATCCTTTTGTTTAGTGACGTAAATCCAATCGTCTTCATCTACATCGATGCAGACCATTATTGCCCATCGGGTTTTTTCCATATTACACCGTCGTCGTCTAAGTTTGAACTCCAAATCATTAACTTATTATACACTGGATAGAGCCACCCTGTCAATGGGAGATACATTATTTTGGATACAAAATCTCCAAAATAGAATAAGATATGTGCCAAGAGTAGTTTCATTTTGCTTCCTTTCCTGCCAGGTGTAAGAGCATACTGTAATGCTCGTAGGCTTTACGTATTGCTTCGCTGTTGTTTCTTAATGCTGCTTCTTCAAACTCTTTATCTATAAAAGTATCAAACATACGTCGAACAACATCGTTATTACTTTCGCCGGCAAAGAACTTGTTTTCTATTTCAATAAGTCTGTTAAGATAGAACTCAGGTATTTGTAAAGTTACTAATCTATCTACTTCTGTTTTCTCAGGTTCTTCTGTAATATAAGAAGCATTTTTCGGATCTGAAAAGAACTTATATTTTCGACTTCTACGTAGGCAAGGCTTATCGTCGTTTAGAACTTTAACTTCGTATCTGTCGAGGAAAGTTTTACGTTTCTCATCCATCGATAAGTGATTCCGCCATGGGGAAGATTTCCGCGATGACTTTAGCACAGGCTTTAGCGATCTCCATATGTTCTTTTTGAGTTCCATTTGCACCTCTCAGTTCAATGTAGTGTACCCACGAACGTAATGTACCGTTCATATATAGTCGTGTTTTAGTACAACCTTCTGGTAATACTGCACGAGCCTGTTCTTTAGCAATGCCGTGGTCAATTGCCCACCTGTATGCTTTTTTAGCGGCATCGATAACTTCTTGTTGTTTTTCTTCCCAATCTAAAATTAGTTGGCTATCTTGAGTTTCAATAGAGTTCTGCCGATTTTTCATATCCTGCAGTCGTGCTTCGCGAACAACAAATTGATTACCAAACTCAGCAGGGTCAGCATACCGTTGACTAAACTCTTGGAAACTAAATGAACGATGACGTACAATTTGATGTGCGATATCTCGTGTAGTGTCAATCTCTAATGTAGCACTTACCATCTCAAGTGGCGACCAGTGTGCGTGTTTAATAAGATAGCGAATAAGTTTTTCGCTTGTTTCGGTATTCATTTGATTACTCGGATTAGAAACCCTCGCACAAAATGCAATCAGTTCTTGTGCGTTATCGATACCTTGTGCTGCAAACTCCTCTGTGGGTTGCGAATACGAAACTAATTTTACCTGCATTATTTTTCCTTTAAAATATCCATAATTTTGTTACGCTCGTTAAGTTGTGCTTCGAGCTCTCTATACTTGTCGCCCAGTGCTTTTAATTCTTCCCACTGTTCTTCAAGTTCTTCGTTTGGTTGCAAAATAGCAAGACGTTTCTCTACTTTGCTTATAAAGTCTTTTAAACTTGTTTTGCCTAATGTGATATCACCATCTTCGTCGATGTTTAATCCCTTATTAAATGTACTGTCGTGTCCCCAGGTAATGTTACCAAAATCACCGCTCATACCAGTTACGCCGTAACGGTTGGAATAATCGTCACCTATTGTAATGGTGTAAGAATTGGCTGCTCTATCATCGTAATCAGTTACGTAGTCGTCTAATGCATCGAGATCAATTTTAATGTCATCTCCCATCATTTTTCCCCTATAATCATGTAACGATCAAAAGACCAGTCCGGGTAAACAAAATTTTTCGATCCTTCAAATAATGTTGTTGTTAACGGAAACTCTTTTGATAAATCTTCCACTGATGTGTGATTATGACAATGATCATCGTGCGGCATATTGTTGCTTTGTATAACAGTTAAAATTCCTTCTGGTATGTTATCAAACCACTGGGTTGATCCTATATGCTCTGAACTTGTGTTAATCACAAGGTTAAAATCATCCTTAGTGTATTGGAATGTGTTTGCATCGTCGACAATAGATTTAAATTGCCATGCTTGCCATTCCCAGGCTTTGTTAATTAAATCGGCATTGGTACAGGCTTCTTCGTCTATATCTACACTTCGAAACAGTTCGATATTTAAATTGTTTCTTGATTGTAAAATAAAGTTAGTAAGCCCGTACCAACCACCTAAACAAAGTATGCGTAATGGATTAGATACATCGTTAAATTTAACAACCTGCTCTAACTTTTCTGCTAACCAAAGTTTACTTAATACTTGGCTTGTAGAAAACGCATCCTTGTCTATTTCCATTAAGCAGCCTTTCGTGCATTCTTCTCGTCAGTAATTTCCTTACGACGTTCTTTAACAAGTTTAGCCATTTCTTGCAATGCCTTGCGAGCACGAGTGCCAGCAGCACCATTGCCGCCTGCGTGCTTTTCATTTTCAGCAAGATATGTTTCCATTGCTGCTTGTAGTTGTTCTGTTGTATTCATAACTATATTTTTCCTTAAAAATACGTGACAAAACAATTCTGCCACACTTTTAATTATACAGCCAGATATGTAGATGTCAATAGATGTGGTTGTTAAATAACAGAAGAACGATGCTCAATTTAGATAGTATATTAAAAAATGGTATTACACTTTTAAGTTCTGGTACCACAGGAACTCCAAAACAGTTGTTCCAAACTCCGGAAAAACTTCGGGCGGCTAATCGAGCAGCAATTGAAAGTCAAAAGTTATCCAAAAATAGCAAGGTATATACAGTCTGCAAAACGCAACACGCAGGTGGGCTCTTGGCACAAACATTACCTGCACATAGTATAGGAGCAAAAGTTACTATTGAAGATTTTAATGCTTATCGTTTTATGAGAGTAATACATAATTACACACATACGCATTTAACTCCAGATCATGCAAAAGCAATAATGGGTACTAAAGGTTTTAGGGAAGCAACCTTTAATGGTATCACCGTTACCTGTGGTAGCGATAGAGTAGAATGGAACATTATTAGAGAATTTGTCAAACGGGGAGCAACGTTTATTGCTAACTGGGGAATGACAGAAGTTGGGCCAATAGCAATCAATAAAACATACATTGATATAGATCAAATTGATGAAAATACTTCTCCGGCAGGAACAACGATCTTAGGTAATAATTATTTTTGTATATGGAGAGTTGTAGACGGTAGGCTTTTTGTAAGAGGAGATATTTCTATATACGACGATTGGTATGATACAGGCGATAAGGTAATTTTTCAAAATTCAAACTTATACTACAACGGAAGAGCATGATGAATTTAATAACAACTCCGTTTACTGAAAATGATATCCCCAAGTTGGAACAGTTCTGTAAGGAATGCGAACACTTGGGTTACGATAATAACAAGAGTCTAAAAGCAATGAGACTTGATTGGTGTCTCGAAAACAACGGACAGTTCTACCTAACTTGGGATGACAATTATCATAAGATCGTGTCTGTAAGCGGGTGCCACCCTTTACCAGAAGTTGGTAATGTGTATAGAGGGTTGTTTAGAGGAGCAACGTTGCCTAAATATCAAAACTGGACAGGAAAGTTAACAAAAACACACATGAATTCTATCCCATTCTTTTTTCATTTACCGAGACAGATTACATGGGCAAGCATGGAAGGATATGACGATATTGTTATAACTACAAATTGGAGTAATCCAGATGGTATTAAGTCCATGTCAAAAAGTCATAGCATTTTTAAATTATTAGAAAGGCAAGGTATTGTAGAATGTGTTGTAGAAAAGATGGAACTTTTCTATACAGACCAAAGTGTATGGAAGTTAAATATTTCTAAGTATAAACAAGCAAGAGATGAATATGGGCAACGACATTATTAACAGCGACAAATTGTTGTTTATATGTGCAAGTCCAGCCGGAGGCGGGTTTCGCTTGGGTAGATTAGTAAGTTGTTTCGACAAGGTACATTGGTATGCTGATGACCGAAATGGTAAATCTCCTTGGGACATATTTTGCAATAGACCTAATAGTGAAGGCGACCAGCGAGTTACTGGAAAAGACATTAGTCCCTACCATTATGATCGATATGTTAACGGAACAACAATTCCACTTGTTGGCGAAAGGATTGAACGTTATTGGAATGTTGAAGATTTAGAATATTTTTATAATACTGTGTGGTTTGAGCAAATGAAAATGTGTTGCGCTCAAGATTTACTCAATAAAGACGTCTACGTGTCTTGGGTTGTACACGACTCGCCGGACTATATTGCTTCTCGATTTCCAAATGCAAAAATTATAAATCTTATTGATTCTGATTTTAGTAGTGTTGTAGAACGTTATAAAAGTACAACCGCATTATTTCCTATAATTTTAAGAAATAAAAAATTAAAGCCAGCATATAAAAACGAGTATGCCAATGTTGTAGACGAGTTATTATCTAAAAATAAAGATGCAACTTATAGAGATTATTGGGCGTGGACAGTTAAAAATGTACCTGTGTATGATAGTTCATTTGATGTTGAATATACAAAATGGCTTTTTGAATATATTAACAACGTAACAGTTCAAAAAGAGAATACATCTACAAAGGTACTAAACATTAATTGGAATAGTATTAATATTGAAGAAATAAAAATGTACCTGTCTCTCGATAATGTAGACGACAGGTACAAAATATTATTAAGCGATAGCGATTTTAATATTTCTGTCGCTGTGTCTTAAAGGCTTGCCGTCAACTGAATTTACAACAATCTCGTTTGATTCGTCAAGAGCCCAAGACTCAAATGGCACAAAAGGTCTTCCTAATTCTGATAGGTTTTGATAATATTTAGAAACTAAGTCTCTAAACGGAGCCGACACTGAAGATAGCACAGTTTCGTCTAACTTAGAGTTGGCTACTCTATCACGAAGATTTCTATATGCATTAACATTATTTAAAAATTGTGCATTCTTATTAATTAATATTTTATTTGCTTGTCCTGACCACTCTGCTGGTGCCACATAGTATCTTTTTTGATTTTCTAATGACGGAAAGGCTTCAAAAAAGTTTGCTGGGTGAATCAGTCCAGGACCTGTAATAACCACATCTTGTAAAATATATCCGCCGGGCTGTTGACCTTCGTGTTTATCTACTCGCTCTTGTAATCTTCTTAAAAATTTATCAACGTCATAAGGAGTAGTAGGACGCCACTTACTGTATGCTCCCCATTGAAAAAGTTCAGCACTAAACCGACTTCCGTTTTTTCTTCCTAATTTTCTAATTAATGATTCTGTAACGTATTGACCGCCCTGTCCGGGAAGTGTATATACAAGATGATAGTTCATGTTTTCTCCTTGCTTAACTGTCAAATATGGATAAGTCTTTTTATAGTTGTATTTATTCTAAGGCATAAATAGTAGTATGAACACACCTATTAAAAAGTTATTTGAATTAAATAGTCACATTTCAGCAGGAATGGCGGCTAAAGTTACTAACGAAATGTGGGATCTTGTTACTGGTAGACAGGAAACGTTTTCACCGCATAGACATACAAAAAGTATCTTTTTAAGATCTGTTCCAAATCCTGCAGGAAAAACAGATGCTGATATGTACTTTGAAGAAGGCCATATGTTAGAGCATGATATCATGCCAACGTTTGCGCCCGAAGTTAACAGCGTATTGAACGAATTACGTAATGTAATGAATGTTGGCGAGTGGGCTGCTTGTTTGATTATGCTACCAGCAGGACAAGAAGTGTATAAACACGTAGACGTATACCCTCATCCAGAAAACATTCATAGATTTCATATTCCTATCCAAACTAACAACGACTGTTATTGGTATGGAGGAAAATTAAGAGTTAATATGAAACTCGATACAGTTTATGAAGTTAGAAACTTAGAGTTCGAACATAGAGTTGTTAATGGCGGCTCTACTGACAGAATTCATCTCGTAGTTGACGTAGACGGAACTTACTTATAAAGTAACTATTCCAACACGTTTTAGATAAGATAAAGTAGTTTTTTCGCTTGGCTCAACCACAATTGCCTCTTCATCTAAATCCCAGAAAAAGTTTTTATATACCTGCATAGACGGGCCGTGTGTTGACTCTGCACTATCGTACGCATCATTAATGGCTGCATTAAGAGCGTTCCATGCATCGTCGTCGTTAGTTGGGTTATTAGCGTAAAAATTACTTGCTTGATTGCTAAGTTCTTCTGATGAAACACGGTCAATAAAATAAAGGATAGATCCAGGATAGTCTCTAATAATTGCATCTAAGTTCATCATTACAACTGGCCCACTAAGAACAAGATCTTCAACTTCAGGATTTAATGATACAAATGTTGGAAATCTTTCCGATACAAAACTTAGCACTGCTCTGCTCGGGCTCGAACCATCCGGGTTTTGAATAAAACGCTTCCATTGTTTCATTCCGCCGTTGCCTACTTGAGCAACTTTGTTGCTATCGCTGTGCTTATCAACCAGCGCCTTTTCTAATTCGTCTGCAACATAAGAAAAACCTGATCCAATTTTTGCAATAATAATATGAAGTTGTGGCATATTTTTACATCCTTTATCGTATATTTAACCAAATTTAAGAAATTTCAAGGTAACCTATTTTAATAATATCTTCCATTATTGGATTAGCAGCATTAGGTCTATGTCTTTTCCTCCCTAATATTTCTACAATCCATTCGCTGTCGTTGTCGTAATCTAACCACTGAACTCCTTTGCGTTGTCCAAACTCCCAAATAGCGTTACTTTCTTCTTGAATTTTTTCCCACATACGTTCGTCGTTGTCGTACCACTTATATACAGGAAAATGAATATTCCATCCCCCCATTTGATACCACCAATTTTTAGTAGCAACGGGTTCTCTCCAGACGAGCAACATTTTATGTCCTTTACAATTTTCCCAGAGCCAATCCAGGTTGTATGCGAACCAATGAGAACGAATAATTTTATCTTCTGCCATTGGCTCTGAAAACGGAATTAAGCATTCTTTGTAGAAATCTTCAACGTTGTTATCGTAATATGTTAAATCATCAAAATGCTCGCCAAACTCGTGATATGGGCCAAAATAACTCCCTATGTGTGTTTTCCCTTTCCATTTATCATTTTCAATATCGTAACTTCTTTCTTTATGCTCTTCAGGAAGATTGTACTGACGCTCTGGAGTTTCGTCTGAGTAATCAAAAGACTTCGATGTCTTTTTCAATCTGTGGCTGATCATACTCCAAGCAGACCCTGGGGCACCTGCAACAAACCATAAAGTTGAATTTTCTGATGTTACATTGAACATAAATCTCTCTTACCATCCTCTCTTTGTATATATGTATCAAACCCTGTTCCGTTGGCATTTAAGACATAACGCATATCTTTATTTCCATTATTGTAAAAGTTAAAACTTTTCTCAGTCATGTATCCAGTTAAATGCCAACTGTATCTCGAACTTGACGATAAATTAGCAGTGCCGTGTGGCATATCCTGCCAATTCCAAGTAATGCATTCACCGGCTCTCCAGTGGCTGTAATGTGTATTACCTACAATCCATACATGGCCTGGTTTCCAATCTTCCATGAAAATAACAAACCGTCTTAATTTCTCAGGCTTCCAACCAAGTTCCATATCTGCATCACGTATAACGGCATAATACAGATCATGATGATACATTAAAAAATGACCTGGTCTTTGAATATGAAAACTATCGTATCCATAGTCACGTTGGGCTCCGGCTTGTGCTGCATCATAATCTAAACCAATAAACTCAGAAATAAGTTGACAATTTTCTCCGCCCTGGGCACTATCAAACATTGGCAAGTCATTTAAATTTAAACCTACTTTTTCTGCATCGTTTACCATACTACCTGGATAGTGAGAACTATTAGGATCTCTGTATTCTGGAGTTCCGGTTCTGTCTAATAACGTAGTAGGTCCAAAGTTATGTTCTTCGCCATATGCTATATCTTTTTGGAAGTCAAGGCCTTCAAATATTCCAAGCCTATCGATAACGGTATCTATAGGGTCAGGACCAAATCTTGTTTCGTCATAATTGCTGAATGTTTTTGCTTGTAGCCAACGGCTCTGTTTCCCTGTATCTGGGTCAATCCAATCTCTTGGCGGTCTTCCTGGGTTAGGTCCTTTACCTTTACGATGTTTTAATTTTTTCTTCCACCACTCAGCCTGACGAATAGTTAGATCCTTTTGTTTTTCTACCCATTCATCGTGTGGGATGATTCTGGTAATATTTTTACTCATTTTAAATATTTACCGTAATAACTTGTACCGTTGTTTCTTCTGATGCTTGGTTATCTTCAGTATAATTAACTCTGCCGTTTCTTCTAAAAATTGGCCTATCTATAAATCCCCACGAAGCACCAGCTTCTGATGCCACATAATTCATCCCTTGTCTAACATTAAGATTATAATCATTGATCCATGAAGTATCTGCATTAGGATCGTTTATACCTATTAAAATTTTATCATTATTCTCTTTGTTTCTACCGTGGCGTTTCATCATAAAAAATTGTGCATCCGGATATAATTCCCACAATGCTTTTATATGAAGAGAAATACCTACTCCTGAAAATAATAACAAATCTTTATAATCTTTAGATTCGTTAATTTTATCTGCAACTAACTCTAATATACTTTCCTTTGACGGATTATTAAAGTGGGATTCGTCTGTAAATACAACACCTAATTTTGTATCGTATTTTTCTTTTAAATTCTCAAGTAATCGTTGCATAACTCTTACTTGACGCCCGCCGTAAAAAGAGCTTGCAAAAAAATATAATTTCATGTTATCCCCTGGGTAAAATTTTACACGTTGTAATATCTATTTTATGTTTGGTGAGTTCACCTTCTTTTTGCCACCACCACGCAAGGCGTGTACTTGTTAGTCGACCACTGGGTTTTCTAATTTCTTCAGTCCATATACCTTTAACTAATTTTAGACTGTTTTCTTTTCCTATTTCCTCAATGTCTTCATGCGACCAAATATAATGTTCGTCCATGAAAGGATATTCTTCTCGTCGGAACCAGTCTTTCATTGTACGCATGATCATAAACCCACCGGGTTTGAGCCAACGGTTAAGTTTAGCGATGTTTGATTTTACAAACTCTTTGTCTCCAAACTGAACGCTTCCTAATGCCATAATAACATCTGCACTTTCAGGTCTAAATAGCATCTGTCCTATATTGCCGTGAAGGTCTGCAAATGGAAACGGTTCTTGATCAAAGCCAATTAGATTTTGTATGTGTCCTTTGAATCTGTTATGTCCACAGCCTACATCAATAACAAGGTCTGGATCTAAAGCATTTACTTCGTCAACTAAATTAAATCCAGTATATTTGTAATGTCTAAAAGCCTTCCAACCAGACCAGTTTTCAGGATCAAATTTTTTGTTTAAGTTACTATCTGATTTCATCTCGTTGTTATTTATGATGGCTAAGTATGAGTATGGAAAAAAATAATTTAGATGCTACCAATCTTAAACAACCTAAAGAGTTGTTTAAGGAACCCCACAGTAAATCAACGACATACTCAAAGGATACTGGATCGAGTTTCCTATATGGAGTTACAGGATCAGATGTATTTACAAGTCATGTTAAGCAGTCAACAAATTGGGACACAATACCGTTTGAATATGAGTGGAATAGTTTAGGGTTAAGAGGCCCAGAACCAGATTATACAAAAAAGAAAAAAATTTTATTCGCCGGCGGAAGTTTAAGTTTTGGTTGTGGCCTTCCTGTTGAGCATACTTTTCCTTATGTCTTATCTAAAATGATGGATGCAACTTATCTTAATTTTAGTGATGTTGATACGTTGTCGGATTTACTTCAACCGTTGAAAGATTATAAAGGTTTTGATCCAGATCTTGTTGTTATTAGCGATCCGAGGTTTATACAAAGATATGGGTGGGTGTTGCTGGATATCTACAAACAAAAAAATTTTGAATCGAGACCGTTTTATAAAGATGTATTTGTAGAGTGCGATAAAAACTTTTTATTAATGTTTGAATCGTATCTAAAAGATTTATTCCCTAACGCAGAACTTGTACTGGCATATTGCTATAGGAGAGCATTTCGAATTGAAATGCCCGACTTCAGACATTTTAAAACCGTAACTCTAACTAAGAAAGAAGTAGTTGATATTGCAAGAGATAATGCACATCCGGGAATAGTATCACATAAAAACTTCGCTGAGAAAATTTATAAAACTATTACACCTCAATAATATGATCTTTAGATCCGTGCTTCAATAAGTACGGAAAGGTTTCTTCATCCATAAACCCAGTTGCTTGTAAAGTAATGCGAGGAGTGTATCCCATATTAGCGGTTGCGTGTGGCATATTTGTCCAATCGTATACCATGCATTCGCCTGCGTTATAACCTTGATAATATGTGTTACCCATTTGCCATACGTGACCGTAATCCCAGTCAGTTAGTGCAATTAATACCCTACGTAGTTTTAAAGGATTTTTATCCGCTCCTGCATCAATCCAACGTTTACGCCAATGGCTACGAGCATAGCGCATTTGTTGATCAATGTGGAATGGTGTAACTTGCCCTAAACGTTGAATGTGTACTCTCGACATATGAACATCGTACATACCAATGGCTTTAAACATATTGAAGAAAGGTTTATACGCAGGGTGGTCGTCAATTTTCCAAATTTCTTTTCCGTTGTCGTCAAATCCTTTTAAATTGCAAATTGTATCGTAATACATACAACTTACATCATCTCGTCCAGAACCTCTCTTGATATCCATCATTTCGCCGTCGTGCAACATTTGGTCTTGCTTAGATTGATTGCGTTTTCGATAGTTGCCAATTGTATGTTCTTGCGATCTGCTAATAGCACGTTCAATACCCGCACTCCAATCTCCTTTGTATGTACAAAGAATTTTAAAAGTTTCTTCTTGAGGATCTGCTTTAGGGTTAAAATGCCAAGTAGAACGAAGTTTATTATGATACCATCTACTTGGAATCCCATCAACTGTAAATGCATTCATATTTGCCTCGTCGTGGCGTTTTAGTTGCGCATCGGAATAAAGTTCATCTTCGTAATTTGTATCTTCGATGTTTACTCCTTCTTGAAAATCAGGTACTGATTTTGGAACAAGATCTGACACAAGTTCTCCAGAAGAATAGTTGCGATTATTTGCATCCCCTTCAATACTTTTATCCATATTCGCCATCATGTTAGCAAAGTCTTGTGCCGTTTTATTACTCATTTTAAATCCTCAAAATTATAATGTGCGATTAATGCATCGTAGTTCAGTCTTGCCTTACCTCTTGTTTGTCGCATTTCAACTGAACGAATGTATGTATCAATCTCGTCAGTATTACGTTCAATGCCCCAAAAGTCTCTCCAATACTTTTCACGTATAACGTGTATGTCTAAATCATTATCGTGGATGAATTGTTTCGCTGCTGTGTTTTCTTCAACTAATAATTCTTCCATTGTTTCTCTATTCTTATAAAATGCTTTATAGTCTGGGTAAGAAATTTTATCAAACCCGCCAGCACCTAACCATCCTCGATAACACTGAATGTCAGGACGCAGTACAATGATAATTTTACTTGTGGGAAATGTTTCTTTAATATAATCAAGTTGAGAACTAAAATGATGACATTTTATCAATCTATATTGTTCCCAGTTTTTATCGTCATATGGTTTTTCAATCTCATTAATGATTTCATTTTTAGACATTGTATGCAATTGATGGAAGTTTTCACCAAAACCATTACCGGGTCCCCAATAAGCGCCGTGATGTGCAACACCTACATCGTCATGGAAATAATAACGATCGTCATTATAATCTGATTTGTTAATAGGGTACTTTTCATTGAAAGAAATCAAATGAGCAGTAGCACTCCATTTACTCCCCGGAGCACCTGTATAAAAAATTATTTTACTTTCATCAATCATTAGAATTGTTCTAAAGCCTCTTCAACAGTTTCAACTATTACGGAAACATCAGCATATTCTGTTGTTTCAAGTTGCTTAGTATATAACTCTCGTTGGAAGCCTCTCTCGTCGGATGTGACTTCTTCTGTGGTTTTGTCGTAGTAATATTTGCGGAAATTTGTTAAACTTGGATGGTCAGTTGACATACTCCAATTATTCATTTCCCAGTATAGATTGTTTAATAAATGTCTTCTATTTTCTATTTTGTGTAAGCCAGTTTGTACAGGATATTCCATGTGAGTAATCATGTGTCTATCAATTACATTTTCTAAAATGTTAGATGTTGGTAATATTTGTACAACAGTTGCTTCAGGAAACCGTTCTTTGATATGCTTTGGTGTATCGTGACACACGTAAATAAGTTTTTTACCTTGACTTAATTTTTCTATTTCTAATGATGCTATATTGTAATATTCATCTAAGTTAGTTACTAAACTTTCAATTCTATCAAAGAGGTGAGGTAACACACTGTTATCTGCAAACCGTTTTCTAAAATGATTTTGTGCTAAATCTAATTCTGGAAAGTGTCTGGGGTGATCTGGGTTGTTTCTTGGGTGATCGTACCAACGATAGTCTGGATTCCCTTCAGCAATTTTTCTCGCAAGGCCGTGTCCACCGTGCCCGCTCATTGCAACAACTACTGTTAAACATTTCATTTATAACCTTCAGCACCTTTTGGTCTCTGACAGTGTTCGATGTTACTTAAAAACCAATCGAGAGTATCTCTATCACTTATGTCAACATCTACAATATAATGCACTGTATTGTCTTTAAATGTAAAACTATAATGAACCAACGATGTATTCACGCACATCCATTGCCCTGACCTAAAATGTTGTATTTGTCCATCTACAACGTATGTACATTCTTCGGGGTGACTATGGTTAGCAAAACAATTTAAACGTAACCAGCGCGAATTTGTATTACCAAAGAAATCTCTATGCGGAGCAAAGAAACTTCCTGCATTCAGTTCAACGTGTACTGCTTTTTGGTGCTTTCCTTGTATACCCCAACTCTCTGGTGCTTTAATATAACGATATGCAACTTTGTTTCCAAGATGGCCTCTGTAACGTTCTTGGTCAATTAAATTGGTATGCACATCTTCAAGAGGTGCAAAAATGTTCATAGCAAAAACATTACCAAACTTAGTATGTATTTCGTTTGCAGATGCCATTAGTTTTCCTCGCAGTTTGGAAGCATACGAGCGATAGTTTTTAAATTACGTTCGTTTAGATAAACACTCATAAGTACGTGATATATGTCGTCAGCCATAGCAAAACTTCCGTGTACCTTTCGTGTATTTAAAATGTATGGAACACCAGGCTTAAATCGTTGTATTTTACCATCGTATAGAAATACCCAATCGTCATCGTCTGTTTTGTTTAACGGAATAAAAATTCTAAATTGATCGTTTAGTCGATAGGCATCTCTATGCAATCTAAAAAAACTACCTTTATTCATAGTAGCAACTCTACAACGTGCTAACTCAGTCCACTTATCAAAAAACTTTACAATGCTCGGACAGCGATCTAAATTTTCATTATAGGGTTGGTTACGAGCGTGTTTAACTTCGGGCGGAGCATCTAACCCCAAATCTTCAATAGGGCCCGTTAAGTTGATTGCGGTTTTACCGTTTGGGCCCGGCAACCAATCTTCAATTTGTTTTAATTCGTTAATGGTTTGTTCACTATTAAATTTATAATTTAATTCAACAACATCGCCGTATGATGAGAGAATGCTGTGTAAACTCATTACATCCATTATAGTTCTCCCCTATCTTTCATTTCTCTTTCCATTTTTTCAATGTGGCGTATTCTTTTAATTTGATGGTACATACGGAACACGGTTTTAGGACCATCTGCTTTAAACCACATTGGAAAAACACCATGGATATAACTTTTAACAGCAGTAGCGACCAAGCGGTTACTCTGCATTACACTGTGTCTTAAGTGTTGCCAGTATGTCCACTCAGTTTCGTCTAAATGTTCTCTCGATTGTTTAAACCATTTTAGCATATTTTTATTTACTTTCTCTCTGGTTTTTGCCATACCCAGTATTTTTTAATTGCAGGATAAACCCGTGTAAGATTGTTTGCTGGTTTCTTTAAATAAGTAACCTTTTCTTCAAACGGCTGTACTACTAATTTTAAATTGTTTAGTTCTGTTATTTCTTTTATCAATTCTTCAGTCCATGGAACTAATTTTACTTTATTGTCAAATCGTATTCTTTTAAGGGTGTCGTCGGTTCTCATAGTTACTCGCATTACAATATGTCCGCTTGGTTTTACCCAATCTACAATTTTAGAAACATTTAGTCTAATAAATTTAAAACTTACAAACTGTATACTGCCAATAGCCATAACTACGTCTGCACATTCTGGTTCAAACGGAGCATCTAATATTGATACATTCATATCAACATTTTGATAATCACCAGGATCTATTCCAATAAGATTAGGTATTTTATTCTTATATTGGTTCCTTCCGCAACCTGCGTCTATAACAAGGTTTGGATTTAACTGGTTAACATAATCTATAACCCATGTCCTTGGATTATTCATATAAGGTTTATGAATATCACTAAAGGCTCTTGATTTATTCTCCATAGATGGCAACCTCTGCATCTTCGGGTATGTTGTCAATCTTAGTCCATTTTAACGAGTGATCATTGGCAAATTTCTGTATAAAATCTTTCACTGATTTATTGTTATTGTAAACCCACTCGTCTGTAATATCGTCTGTTGTCATAAGGATTTTTTCTTTCCACAAAACGCTTGTATCAAACTTACAGGTATCGCTTCTAACCAGATGTATAGAAGATTTAGGAAACATTTCTATAAGTTCATTAATATACATCGATATACCTACTCCATTAAAAATAACTTCGTTAAGCAGTTTCTGTCTATTGCCGACTCGGTGTGTTAAACCTTGATGTATTTCTTCTAAACAAAATTCTAATGTTAAGGCAGAAATACCTCCCCAGTTATCTAAACAAGATAACGATCCAATAGATCTTAATCGTGTACCGGTACGTTGCTTGGAGATTAGTTTAGCATAATTTTCTCTCCCTTCACCGAGTGCTCCAACAACAAAAGTAATTTTAGATGTCAAGACTCCAATTCCCCGAAAGTAACTTTCTTGTCGTTTCTGATATAATTCCAGTTGTTAGTAAACTAACTCTTGGAGTAAGTCCTGAGTTTGCTGAACTATGCGGAACATTCATCCAATCAAATGTATGTATATCACCGGCCTTCCAATGTTCATATGTAAAGTTACCGTATTGATTGTAATGTCCTTGATCCCAGTCAGTTAACATAACCACAATACGCATTACCCTACTTGGATCTTCTGGGCAATATTTTTCTAACTTATCAATGTGTTTTGTAAAAACCTGACCAGGCCATTGAACGTGTATGCGACTTTCAACATTGTCTAATCCGATAACAGCAACCATTTTTTGGAATGTTGGAGTGAGATTATATTCCAAATTAGAAATAATCATATTAGGATCTGCTCCTGCTGCTTCTAAGTCATATTCTTCCGCTCTAACAAGTCTGTTAGGGTTACCAGTTTTTGACCTATTTCTCCAAGACACTGGTCTTGCACTTTTTAAAACTTGATCAATTTCGTCTTGCCAGACCCCATTAAATCTGCCTAATTCGCGAACACAATCGTAGCGTTCGTCGATTATGTTATTATCAAAGTGATAAGATGATTTTGATTTTTGTATTTCCCAATTACTTTTTTCCATATCGTATTTACCCTACAAATAATACATATAAATTAGAGTTGGGATGATAATAAACAATTGAGGTAGGAAGTTTAGTATAATGGCTTTTTCATTCCAACGATAGCCAACATATACCCAGCCTATTGCTCCAGCAATTTGTAAAAAACTGTTCCAAGGAGTAATTCCTTGAACGTGTAATACCATTGCGCATAAAATTGTTAATGCACTGGCATATTTAATAAAAATAATGTGATTCATTAAATCCTCTTCTGTGATGCCTTTTTGACTTCCTCGTCTAACCAAAATTCTTCTATTGGTTTAATGTATTTTTTATTTGCATCGGACTCCAGTATTTTCTCTACCCTGTCGCTGTGTGTAGTGCGCTCTACGCAGAGATAATCCTCAATATAGTTCAAGTATTCAAGTCTGTACAAATACAGCAGTTCTTGCGAAATAAACAATGCATCATTACTTAATAAGATTGGAATGTTTTGTTTGAATATGTGAGTTGTGTTTGATTTACGAACTCGTGTTTGTTGATGGTTGAGTATGTTTTGATCTCGTCCAATTATAAGTATTTTTACGTTAGCGTGTTTCTTTGCTTCTTGTATAAAATCTTTATAATTGGGCTCTGTTACTTCTCCGTTGTCTATATATGGACAACTTATGCTCGCAACAAAAACCTTATGAGTAGACCAGTCAAAGTTTGCTAACTCGTTTGGATATTTCCAATATTTGGAAAACGGCTCTTTATCGTGTCCTATCCAATAAGAATTTAGCAAACCTTGCCAGCCTTGTATTTCAGGGTTCAAAGCAAGCACCTTACTGAAAAGATGATTACCTGAACCCTGAGGACCGGTCATAATGACCAGCGTTGGTTTCATTTAAACCAGCCGTACACTTTATCGATTGCAGTCTCTGCTAAACTTTTTTCTTCTGCAACTGTTGCTTGAGGTTTAGCGCCTGCAAGTGCTTCTTTGTACACTGCTGGCTTACCAGTAAATTGTAGGAAGTCTACTAAGTTAGCATAAGTGGTAGGCTGGATCTGACCACGTAGTTGAGTAAGTGCTTTCTTCATATCGTCGCCGATGATCCAATCATACTTACCAGTCTTAACGTAAATCTTTTCCATTGACTCTGGGTCTGCTGCCATTTTCTTAAATGCTGCAACTAACGCAGGAGTGTTAGGGTTGTTTGCTTTAGTCCATAGTGCTTTCTGCATTACGTCACGGAAGTTACGAACAAGTACAAATGCGTCCCAGAACTCACCACTTGGCTTCTCGCCCCACTTTTGTTCAAACACTTCGTGGATTGATTGGTTAGGCCAGTTAGGATCTTTGTCAACAAGACCAGTTTCTAAGTTGTATACACCTTGTGAGAACCATACCTTAGAGTAGTCTTTGCCAGTGTAGTACTTGTTATAAGCCGCTGTAGACTCACGAGTAACGTTTAGTTCGCCACGTTGGAAACCAAGACGTCTTTCGCCACCGCTCATACCTTTAACAAAGTTATAATCATTTTCAAAGATTTCTTTAGCACGAGCCATAGTTAGACCAGGACCACCTTTCAACAAGATGTGTGCCATCATATCTGGGTTCATACCAGAACCTGCTGAGAAAATGATCTTTTCTTTGTAAGGATCAACTTCTACACGATGACCATTAATAATAGTCAAGTTCATCATACCAATTGGATCATACTGATAATAGTCATAGTCAACTTGGTCAACTAAGTAAGAAACACCATTACCACCGTGTGATACCATTACGGTCTTTTCGTCGTTTTGTAGTTCGTTGTGGAACTTATTAAAACCTGGAATATCGTTTGCACCAGGAATGTGTACGATCTTGATAGGCTCACCTAAGTGCTTTTCAAGTTCTTTTGCTACGATTGAAGTCCACACACTTGTACCTGAACCAGGCTTCTGCGGAACAATAAACGTATAATCGGCTAATGCCGGAGTAGCGATGATTACGGATGCTACCAAACCCATAATTAACTTCTTCATTATTTTCTCCTATACAAAGTCAATTCTTGCTTTATTAATAAATGCTCCCCAGTAGGCAGCGGCTACAGCGAGAACTACAAATGCCAGCGCAAGAGGACTGGTTAATAGATCTTGCCATTCGTAAAGTCCTGTAAATTGTACATAACTGGATTCTATACGTGCTGAAAGAATAAATCCAATTAAGAAACTTACACGACTAAACTTAAAGGCCTTTAGGCCTAATCCAACAAGTGCGCAGATTGCGAACATAGCGTAATCTTCCCACAAGCCAGTATACTGTACACTTGACCAAATTAAACTTGCTAAGATAGGCCAAAAGTACCACTGGAATGGAATGTTTGTAATCTTAACCGCATAACGAATGAAACCATACGCAATAGGTAAGATAATAACAATACTCCACAAATAACTTGAAAGCAAATGATCAAAAAACTTCTCGTCTGCTAACACTGCCGGAGTACCTAACTCAAGGCCTACATACATTAATAAGCCCATAACAATAACTTCAAAAGGAGCACCTGGAATACCAAACAGTATAGTTGGTACATATGATGTTGCCTTTTGTGCGTTATTAGCACCTTCGCAACCTACGACACCTCGCACGTTGCCTTGTCCAATTGGATCCTTACTACCAGCGGCAGCGGCTGTTTGCGAATACGCAAACCAGTCAGCAATGTTGCCACCAATACCTGGAATAAGTCCTATGAAGCCACCAATAAAGCCGCCTCTCGCACCATCCCACTTGTACTTCCAACTGTCCTTGATACCTTGCCAAAGTTGGTGTCTAATAGTTTTGTTGTCAATTTTAATATGCTCTGCTTTCATAAACAAGGCACTTAACAACTCTGGGAACGCTAATACACCTGCCATTACTGGAATAAGTTGGATCCCTTCACCTAAGTAATCCCAACCCATAGTCCATCGTGGAGCAGCCGTATCCGGATCCATACCAATATGTCCTACAAGGAAACCTGCTACAAGAGCAATGAATCCGCGCACATAGTATTTGCTACTAATAAACACTACACACGTCATAGCAAATATCAGGAACGTAAACATTTCTTTAGTTCCAAAATACAGTACTATCTGTGTATAGTAAGGTAAAAACAAAAATACCAACAAACCCCAGATCAAACCATTAATCCAACTTGTTGATATCGCGGCACTTAATGCTCTCGCTGCCTCGCCGCGTCTTGACATAGGAAACCCGTCAATCATTGTTGCGGCAGCGCCACCGGCACCTGGGATATTCATTACGATGCT